CAAAATCCAGCTAATCCCCTTAAAATTAGGACAGCATAAGTATATACAAATTATTTAAAATTATATCTATTATCTTAATATAAGATATGATATGATTAATCAACTCGTAACATAATCAATATGTTACTTCGATCCCTTCGGGCTGGTCGTTTATGGATATTAGGTGCAAAGGTTCCTACTATTCTTCTCGCTTCGAGCGTTAATCCTTTACCTACAATTTAATATTAACTTTTTTTAGGAGTATAAACATGACTTATGGCGTAAATGCGCCTCTGGGTCTAGTTCCTTATAATACTATTTTAGGTGCGCCGTGGACAGGAGCAGTAACAGAAATTCCTTTGACCACAGCTTACGGAACTTCCCTTTTTAGAGGTGACCTTGTTACTTTCACAAATGGTTTAATCGTTCGTTATACAGCTGGTGGAAATGCACCGGTTGGTGTTGTTATTGGATTTAGATATACAGATTCAACTGGATTCACTCAGTTTACTATGTACTGGCCAGCAAACACTGCTGTTCTTGCAGGTACAACTCCAGTTGTTATCGTAACTCAAGATCCAAACGTTGTATTTGATATTCAGGTAAGCAACGTTGTTACAACTGCAAACATTGACAAGAATGCAGATGTTACTTTTGCAACTGCTGGAAATACATCAACTGGTTTATCTGGCATGATGCTTGATACAACGACTATTGCTACAACTAATACACTTCCATTACATATCTTAGGATTTACACCTGTTCCAGGTAACGTAACAGGCGTTCAGTATGCAAACGTATTAGTTAAATTGAACAATACTGTCCTCAATACAGGCGCAACTGGAGTATAAGAACGATGTCTATTATTACATTACAATCAATACAGAATCTTCTCAGACCAGGCTTGGCAGCTGTTTTTGGAGATTACAATGTCTATCCAGATCAATGGAAAGAAATCTTTATGCAACACGTTTCTGATAAGGCTTTCGAGCTTGAAGAAGAAATGAGATTGCTACCTGTCGCCCAATATAAGGCAGATGGTGGTCCAGTTGCATACGGTGATATGGCGCAGATTTACCAAACATCTTATGTACATAAGAACTTTGGTATCGGTTTCCAAATTACTGCAAACGCGATTCGAGATAACCTTTATAAAGATCAATGGCCAAAAGCTTCTGAAGCTGGTAAAGATTCTATGCGTCAAGCAAAGAACATTAATGGTGCATCCGTTATCAATAATGGATTCTCAACAAGTTTTCCAGTATCAGATGGTCAACCATTGTTCGCAACAGCTCACCCTGTTGTAGGTGCTACATCTTCTAACTCTTTTGCATTACCTACACAATTGAATGAAACATCATTGCAAGATGCATATGTAACGATTCAGCAAATGCTCAGTGCAGCTGCTCTACGCGTATCCTATCGTGCAACAAAATTGATTGTTCCACCTCAATTGCAATTTACATGTGAACGATTGCTTGAATCTAAATTCCGCACTTCAACTGCTGATAACGATATCAATGCTATCTATAACATGAGCGGTGTACCGCAAGGCTATGCAGTTAACATGTTTTTAACAAATCCAAATCAATGGACAATGTTGACAACATGTAACGAAGGAAATGGATTTAAATACTACGAACGTGATCCTCTAACAATTGACATGTTTACCGACACAACAACACGTAACCTTCAAGTTAACTTTGTTGAACGATATTCATTTGGTTGTTCAAACTGGCGTGCTGGTTTTGGTTCACAAGGAGCATAAAATATGACGACTACCCTTCCTCCACAAGGGTCGCATTTTGAAGACGGTGTGCGTACAGGGCCTATATTCAATTCTGTTTTTTCTAACAGTGTGAATGTCTTTACGCCACCAGCTCAAACAGCGACACCGGCTGATACTCAGGCACCTGGTGTATTTACAACACCAATGTCTATTTTAGATATAGTACCAACTTCTGTTAGTACTACATTGCTTGCAAATGGTGCCGCTATCGTAGGTGCTGGATACATAACATTAACGACAACAAGTGTTAATGGGTTAACTGTATTGAGTTCTTATGCTGGGCTGACATCAGGTGCTAATAGTGGTCCTCTTTTGCAATTAGATTGTGCTCGTAATATCACCATAACAAGTACAGGTAACATTTCTAACAGAAATATTACTGTATTTGGTTGGGATATGTATGGAATGCCAGTTGTTGAACAAATAACAGGTCCAAACACTACTACAGTAAGTGGATTAAAAGCATTTTATGTTATCCAAGGTGTTTATTCTTCTGGAACAGCTGCAAACATAAGCATTGGTGTAGGCAATAAATTCGGATTACCTTATTTTTGCAAAAATGCCAACTATGTTGGTGTACCCATGTGGAACAATACAGCTGATCTTGGTTTAGTTGCAGGTACGCAAAGTGCTGCATTAGCTGCTGATCCTATTACAACAGGCGCAGCAGGTTCTAGCATTGTTTCTGTTACTGTTACATCAACAGCAGCATTATATAATGGTCAATTTGTAACAATATCTGGAGCAACCACTACAGATGGTATCACAGCGGCACAGTTAAATATTACAGCTCCGATCACTATTGTAGATGCTACTCATTTCCAATATGTTGCTATGGGAAATGCTACAGCTGGAGGTGTCGCTGGAGGTGGTGCCGCTGTCCATTACACACCAAATACAATTGGTGTACGTGGCACGATTACAGTGGCTGATCAGACTTCACCCGCAACTGCTACAACAGGTGATGTTCGGGGTACTTATACTCCAACAAGCAATGCTGATGGAACATCTAGACTAACCATTAATATGTATAGTGCTAGTGGTGATACTCGTAAGTTCAATGATGCGCTTGCAGGATCTAGAATATTGGCTAGCAATCCTATCGCTACGACGAACACATCAGCGACAATCGTTGTAACTGCTCCTAACCATAATTTAACAACTGGTGAAAGTGTTACAATTACAGGATCTGCAACTGTTGCAACTGTAACTATAAACGGTACATGGACAATTACCGTTGTCGATCAAAATTCCTTCTCATTTACAGCTTCAAGTGCAGCCAATGCCACAACAACTGGCGGTGGTACTGCTGTTACAATGACACCTTACCCAGGAAATTTGTATCAAACAGTTACATCAAGGTATGGATATTCTCAATATTCTGTAGCTTTGTTCTAATAAGGATATATAGATATGGCAAGACCAATTACCATGTATTTTGCGCCGTCTAATACAACGGCATTGTTGAGTACAACAGCCACTACAGGTGGCGCATCAACATCAATTGGTCTTACCAATCCTTATCCATACATATTTAATAATTTAGCACGTACAATTACTATTACATCCTCAGATAACGTTTCTGCTGTAAATATAACCATTACGGGAAAAGACATTTGGGGAAATACAATTTCTGAAACAAGAGTTGGACCTAACAACACAACTGTAACATCTACTAATCAATATAATCAAATTACAAATATTGCTTGTGATGCTGCTTTAACAAATTTCAGTTTTGGATCTGGGTCAACAGGCACATTTATATGGGCAAAATTAAATCAATTTAATAATTCAGCTTATACAACAATTCAAGCTGATGTGACAGGAACAATCAATTATTCAGTTAATCAAACAGCAGATACATTTGATTATTTTCAAAACAATACGCTGATTCCTCAATATCAATATCCAAGAGCGACTCTTTTAGGAAACAATCCAATTAATGTCGCAAATGCAAGCACAACAGCAACATTAACAGTTCCTTCAACTGTGGGATTACAAGTGGGTCAATTATTTTCTATACAAGGTGCTTCTGGTGCATCCGGATTAACAGCTGCCCAAACAAATGGAACATTTGCGATTGTATCAATTGCTAGTGCTACGACACTTACTTATATAGCTGTCGCAAATGGTAATGGTGTTGCTGGTGGTGGTGCACTTGCTTATTTATATGTTCCAAATTTACCAGTTTCTTATGCTGTCGTTGCTGCATTAACAGCTGCAACAACCAGTCAAATCTATAATTTGAATAGTGCTGCTTATGCATTGCAAGGAATTGTCAATTCTTCAACAAGTGGATCGTTATTATTAACCTATTTGCAACAGGGAGTTGTGTAATGGCCAATGATAAATTCATACAAAAAATGCATATGAAAAAAGGAGCATTACATAAACAACTAGGGATTCCTATGGGAAAGAAAATACCAGAAGGAAAATTGGAAAAAGCGACTCATAGTAAAAATCCAACTTTAAGGAAGAGAGCTGTTTTAGCTGAAACATTAAAAGGTTTGTCTAAGCGTAAGAAGTAAGGATATGAAGTGGCTTATAGTCAAACATATAATTTTGGAACGACTACTACAGTTCAAGCTTTTATTGATGAAGCTTTTGAACTCTGTGGTAAACCAGGTTCTATAATTGATGGTCTTGAAGTAACGTCCGCCATAAGATCTCTCAATTTTCTCCTATCTGAATGGGCAAATAAAGGTTTTAATCTTTTTACAATACAAAAATGTATGATGCAGATTAATGTTGGGCAGCCTTCATATCTTATGCCTCCTTATACAGTCGAAATTCCAGAATGTACAGCGAGCAATAATACACGTGTATTAGGGGGAACAGCATTTTCAAGTGATGGCGGAACAGCTTCCAATGCATTTAATGGTAATCCAAATTCAGCATGTACGCAAAATGCGCCGGATGGATATATTTCTTATACTTATCCAACAGGAACCACCCCTTCAATTTATTATGTAGGTGTTCAAAATAATACATCAGGTAATTATAATTTGGTGTTTGAATATTCATTTGATGGAAACACATGGATTAATGGAATGACCATTGGTCAACAATATTATCCCATTGGTCAAATTATATGGGCTGTCGTTCCTTCCCCAATCAATGCAAAAGCTGTACGCATCCGAGAAACGGGGGGAGGCACATTAAATGTGCAACAAATATATTTTAGCATCCCAAATTATAGCCGGATTCTAACACCTATATCTCGATCTGAATGGACGTCATATCCAAATAAGCAAATACAAGCGACACCTTCTAGCTACTATTTTGATAGACAAATATCTCCAGTTCTTACTTTATGGCCTACTCCAGATAATAGTTATCAAACACTTGTTTTTAATCGTTATCAACAAATTATGGATGTTACAGCCATGAATGAAAACATCCAAATTCCTCAAACGTTTATGAGAGCATGCTCATTAGCATTAGCATCCGAACTAGCCTATAAATTTGCGCCTGAGCGATATCCAGAATTAAATGCAAAGAAGGAAATAGCTTATATGGCTGCAAAAGTTGAAGATGTCGAGCATGTGCCATTACGTATTATGCCTAACCTTTATTATACGGGGTATTGATGCTTAAAAAAGGCAAATTTATGGATATTCGACCTAATAATCCAGATGCACTTGGGAGGTGCGATCGATCTGGATTAACTGGTAATTATTCTGATCTTGTTAAGCAAATGGATTATCGTGGATCTGGTCTTGTTTGGACCGGTCTTTATGTAAATAAAAATTTTTTAGATGTTCCCAATCCGCAAGGATTAAATCCTGTAATTAAATTAGATCCTGTTCCTGTAGATCATCCAAGACCATGGTATACCCCTCCAAATGATAGTTGGTATGCCCAAAGTAATACATGGTCTACAATTAATTACACAACATGGGCTGCATGGGGTGATTGGAACGATCAACCTCCTGAACCATTAGGAGGGAATTAATGGCCGGTCCTTCTATTGCAAATCAAACACCCGCAGAAGTATTTACTAATTTATTATTAGCTGGAGATAATGGACAAGGAATTTCAACCACTCCTTTGCAATTACAAGATGGAATTGGTAACCAAGCTCCTATGTATATTGCAACGAATGCAATTAATTTTGATCGTGTTCAAGGACAGTTTCAATTAGATGGTGTGGCTTTAACGGCATCTGCTAATACACTCAATAATTTATCAAATTTTGCAAATGCTCAATATGTCGTTATGGCTCCAAATGTTGAATTGCCAAGTGCTTTTCAATTATTGTCTACCAATGGAATTGATCTTAATACAGGTGCAGGTACTGTAACGATTCGTCCAACACCTGGATCTGAATTGGCTGGTATACAAGCATTAGGAACTACCGGGATTATGGTAAGGGATGCGGCTGGAACTTATACAACAGTTGACCTTGCAACCAATGCAACTCTTCTACTCAGCAATGCAAGTGGCGTTGGAGGTAACCCAACTTTAAGTGTTATTAACGATACAAATTTACAGCGCATTAATGTTCAAAATAATGGTGTTTTTCAATCCCAAAAATCACAAATAAATTTTATACCAGGTGCAAATACTGGAATAACTGTTCAAGATAACCCCGGACAAAATCGTACAGATGTCTTTATCGAAGCATCCGCAATTAATACATTCTTTGTTAAAGCATCTTGTCAAGCAGCAACTACAGCTAATTTAAATGCAGTATATAATAATGGTGCATCTGGTGTAGGGGCTACTCTTACTAATAATGGTGCATTAGCTGCATTCGCAGTTGATGGTTATAATGCTAATTTAAATGATAGAATATTAGTTAAAAATCAAACGACAACTGCAGAGAATGGTATTTATGATGTTACGACTATTGGAAGTGGTGCCGCTGCATGGGTATTAACAAGAGCATCTGACTTTAATTCTTCGTCTACTATCCAAGCTGGTGATTTTACAAATATTATCAATGGTACAGTTAATACAAATACAGCCTGGTTAGAAGTTGATAATGTTAATACCGTTGGTACTGATCCTATTGTATGGGAGCAATTTGGGTTTGGAGGATCAGTCACAAGTGTTTCAGGAACAGCTGGACAAATTGATGTTGTCAATGGAACAACAACTCCCGTTATTTCTATAGATCCTGCATATATAGGACAAGCATCTATAACCACATTGGGAACAATAACCACAGGTACATGGCATGGATCTATTATTGATCTTTCACATGGTGGTACTAATGCAAATTTAGTGGCTTCAAATGGTGGTATTGTTTATTCAAATGCCACTCAAATGCAAGTTTTAGCTGGGACAGCGACAGCAAATCAAATTATTTTATCAGGATCTAATGCAGCACCTTCATGGTCCACAGCTACGTATCCTGCAACTGTGAATGCTAATGATGCCTTATATGCTAATGGTGCAAATACAATTACACATGGGACGCTTCCTGTTCCATCAGGCGGCACAGGTAACACAACATTTACAGCTTATTCAGTTATATGTGCCGGCACAACTGCTACTGGAGTTTTTCAAAATGTAGTTGGAGTTGGTACAGCTGGACAAGTTTTAACATCCAATGGCGCGGCGGCTTTACCTACTTGGAATACACCTTCTGAAGGAACTATTGTCAATCAGAATACAAATACTGTCACCATGGCAGCTGGTTCACAATATTTTATTAATAATGGTGCAACTCTCGTTACCTTAACATTACCTGCTTTAGCAGCTCAAGGAGATGCGTTTACTATTATAGGTAGCTCTGCTGGAGGGTGGACAATCGCTCAACAAGCAGGCCAAACAATTAATATAAATTCATCTGCATCTACGACTGGTGTAGGTGGAAGTGTTTCTTCAACAAATCAATATAACTGCATTGTATTACGATGTGTAGTTGCAAATACTACATTCGTTGTTTCATACGGTTCAGGTTCATTTACGGTGGTATAGGATGACGACATCAACAGTAATTGATATAGGTGGTACAACAATTACAACGTTAGGTATTATCACAACCGGAACATGGCAAGCAACTCCAGTTGCTCTAGCCTACGGTGGAACTAATGCAAATCTGGTCGCATCTAATGGTGGTATATTTTATTCAACAGGTTCAGCTGGTGCTATCCTTGCTGGAACTGCAACTGCGAATCAATTACTAGTTTCTGGAGCATCAGCTGCGCCTTCTTGGACATCATCAACTTTTCCAACTACAAATGCGCAAGGCGATCTAATTTATGGAAGTGCATCTAATGTATTAAGTACACTAGCTAAAAATACAACTGCGACACGGTATTTAGCAAATACTGGAACTTCAAATAATCCAGCATGGGACCAGGTTAATTTAGCTAATGGCGTGACAGGAAATTTATCCGTTAATAACCTGAACTCAGGAACAAGTGCATCTAATACGACATTCTGGAGAGGGGATGGTACTTGGGCGACTCCAACCGGTACTGGAGTTACAAGTGTTTCTGGTACATTAAATCAAATTGATGTGGCTAACGGTACAACGACAGCTGTTGTTTCTATATCAGCAACTTATGTTGGACAAACATCTATTATTACTTTGGGAACGATAACAACTGGTACTTGGAATGGTACAGTTATTGATTTGTCACATGGGGGAACGAATGCAAATCTAACTGCCTCAAATGGTGGTATATTTTATTCTACTGCAAGCGCAGGTGCAATATTATCAGGAACAGCAACCGCCAACCAAGTATTGCTTTCAGGTTCTAGTGCAGCTCCAGCATGGTCAACTGCAACTTATCCTGCCACTACAACTATAAATCAACTTCTCTATTCCTCAGCTGCAAATACAATAGTTGGGTTATCAACTGCAAATAGTGCAACATTAATCACAAGTGCTGGTGGTGTTCCATCACTTAGCCAAACGCTTCCCTCTGCTGTTCAAGGAAATATAACTACACTTGGTACAATTACAACCGGTGTTTGGAATGGAACAGCTGTAGATGTAGCTCATGGTGGTACAGGTAACACAACATTTACAGCTTATTCAGTTATATGTGCTGGAACAACTGCTACAGGTGTTTTTCAAAATGTATCAGGTGTTGGTTCTGCTGGGCAGGTTTTAACATCAGCTGGAGCAAGTGCATTACCAGTATGGTCCAATCCATCTGGAGGTATTGTTGTCAATCAAAATTCAAGTTCTGTTACTATGGTTGCCTTTAATCAATATTTTATTAATAACGGCGCATCTCTTGTCACACTAACTCTCCCTACTAGTGCTGCCGTAGGAGATACATTTTATATCATAGGTCAATCAAGTGGAGGCTGGAAAGTCGCACAGAATGCGAGCCAAGTAATACATTTTGATGGAACCGCTACCACAACAGGAACGGGAGGAAGTCTACAAACTACTGCTCAATATCAAAATATAACTATTAAATGCATCATAGCAAATACGACCTTTACCGTATTTGATTGTGTTGGCTCAATTACAGTCGTATGAGGAAAAATAGATGACTACAAATACATCTGCTGGTGTTGGTTCAAGTTCAATAACAACTCTCGGCACAATTACGACAGGAGTTTGGAATGGTACCATTATTGATCTTTCTCATGGTGGCAGCAATGCAAACTTGACTGCCTCTAACGGAGGTATTGTTTATTCCACTGCAAGTGCCATGGCTATTTTATCTGGTACAGCGACAGCAAATCAGGTACTTCTATCGGGATCGTCAACAACTCCAGCATGGTCCACAGCAACTTATCCTGCAACGACAACTGCAAATCAACTTCTTTATTCTTCTGCTACGAATACAGTTGGGGGATTATCATCAGCTAATAGTGCAGTTTTAGTTACTAATTCATCTGGTGTTCCGGCATTTTCAGGAACAATGACAAATGGTCAATTGATTATAGGTAGCACTAGTGGAACTCCCACAGCTGCAACATTAACACAAGGTTCAGGGGTTACCATTACCAATGGCGCAGGAACCATTACTATTGCTGCTACTGGAGGAGGAGGAGGTTGGGTTCAAAGTGTTCAAACAAATTTAACCACCGTTAATAACACTTCTGTTACAGGTGGTTCTTGGTCAGACATTCCAGGAATGTCTGTTTCCATTACTCCTGGATCTTCATCTAATAAAGTTATGATATTAGCACATATTACATCTGGTACAGATTTTTCTACTACCAGTATTGGATATTTTAGATTAGTAAGAGGTTCAACAGCTATTGATGTGAGCTCTGCTCCTCAATCAAACCAACTTGCAGCTACTGGATTTTTAGAATCTAATACCTCTACAAGTTATACAACTACAACTGCTATTACCTTTATAGATTCTCCTGCTACAACATCATCTACAACATATAAATTACAATATACGGGTTTTACTACATGTACAATGTACATCAATAGAACGGCTGCTGATACTAACTCCAATACCAATTCAAGATATGCATCAACAATTATTGCTGTAGAAATTTCGACTTAATGGAGATGATATATGAAACCATTTAAAAAAGAAGATGTCAAAGTAACATATTTTGAAAGATGCCTATACATCTATGGGGAATTACCAGGCTTAGCATATCAGCATTTTAAAGATGATGGTACACCTTGGGATGATCCTTATGATGGGTTATTTTGGTCAAATGAAGAGCATGAAAAACCTTCAAAAGAAGTATTAGATGCATTAGATGAAAATGAGGTTCGCGAAAAAGAATATAATCGTCGTGAATTGTGTCGAAAACAGTTTAGAAATGAAAAAGCTGCATCAGATCATTCAATTTTAGCTGCGTTAGATATTAGAAATAAAGATAACAAAAAATCTATATCACTTTCTGATTATTTAGATGAATTAGAACAAAAATATAGGTGATATATGGCTTTTATCCTTACATATGACACTCTAAAAGAACAAATCAAAGCATATCTTGAGCGTGATGATAGTGTTATTTCATCTAGCTTTGATACATGGGTTAAATTTGCACACGATAGAATATCTCGTGATTCCAATACGCAATTGTTTGAAGTGTATGTATCTAACAATTTTCAAGCTGGTAATCCAGTCATTCCAAAACCAGCTAGATGGTTAAATACGGTTACATTTAACTTTGGTACAGGAACCAATAACAATACAAGAAATCAGCTTCTTTTACGTTCCTATGAATATTGTCGTATGTATTGGCCAGATGATTCACAAACAGATGTTCCATTATTCTTTTCTGATTATGGTTTTAATAATATATTAATTGCTCCCACACCCGATCAAGATTATCCATTTGAATTTGGTTATTTAGAAGTTCCTCAAATTATAGATTCCAATTTCCAAACAAATTATCTGACAGAATTTATGCCAGAAGTGCTTCTTAAAGCAGTTCTTTTAGAATCAATGTTAGAACTAAAAAATGATGAAAGAATGGCTGCGGTAGAGGCCGAATATGTAAAGGCTATATCTTCTTGGAATGCTAAAAACGAACTTCGTAAAATTGACAGATATACATCAAGAAAGGCGGATTAATTATGCCATTTGTTCAAAGTTATACAAATATATTTGGTGGCAATCAGATATCAACCGTTTTTCCTTCCTATATTGCTTATGATTTAACAGGAGATATAACATTAAATTGGGCATCATCTTTTGTTGATAATAGTAATGTTGTCGCAAATATTATGGATTTTACATCTACACCCGTTACCACTTTATTAGGAAACAATCCATTAACTTCTGCAAATGGAACTGGAGTTGTAACAGTTACTGTCGTATCTACAGCAAATCTTATATCAGGCCAATTTGTAACAATTTCAGGAGCTACTACATTTAACAATTTAACGGCGCCAGAATTAAATATTACAGCAGCTATAACCGTTATCAGTGCAACACAATTTACCTATAATACAACAGGAACGGCAAATGCTACATCAGGGGGTGGTGGAAATGCTGTTAATCTTTCTACGTCTTTATATGTTGTAACACTTCCTGATTCAAGATTAGTCTCAACAGGACAAACTATAAATATTAACAATCCAGGAACAAATAGTGTTGTTTTTCATGATAATGCTGGTGGCGTTATATTAACTGTTAATCCTGGAATTTCATGGCAACTTTACTTAAGAGATAATTCTACGGCTGCGGGAACATGGGGATTAACTCAAAATGGTGCTGGAACAACACAAGCTCAAGCAACTCAATTAATTACATCCAATTCTGGTTTAACCATAATAAACGGTTTAATAGATGTAAATATGCCCAATAAAACTATTAATGCCAATTATCAGATTTTATCCTCAGATCGAGCAAATTTATTAATTTGGACTGGTGGGGTTGGAACTTTTACAATGCCAACTTTGGCAACTGTAGGCAATGGTTTCTACATTGGAGTCAATAATCAAGGTGGTGGTAATTTGACCATTAATACTGGGGATGGAACCACTATTGATGGAAATCCAACTTTAACTCTACAACCTGGTCAATCAACATTTATAGATGGTGGAAGTGCTAATTGGAATACTATAGGTTATGGTCAAAATTCTGTTTTTCAATACACGGCAGTGAGTATAAATGTTGCAGGTAATTCAAATGTTAATTTAACCAATCAACAAGCTAGTAATCAAATTATCAACTTAACAGGTGTTTTGACTGGTAATATCACTGTTACATGGCCAACTGTAACTGGTGTATGGTACGTTTTTAATAATACCTCTGGATTATTTACTATTCAAGCCAATGGTGGTTTGAACATTCCCCAATCAGAAAAAGTTATTCTGTATTGTGATGGAACTACTTTTTATTTAACACCTACGGTTGCTACATCTGTTGTGTTTAATGACGGAAATGCAGCTAATCCATCTATAGCTTTTGCGTCAGATCCAACATCTGGTTTTTATAAAGTAGGTGCCACATCGTGGGGATTTTCATCTGCTGGAGCCAATGCATTAACATTAGGTGCATTATCAAATGGACAAACAGGATTTGCGATTGCAGCTAATGATGTTTTGCGTCTTGTAGGAACAAATGCGGGATTTTATGCCACATTAAAAGCTGGAAATATGGCAGGAAATGTTAATTGGACATGGCCAATTGCTGATTCTGTTAGTGCTCATGGTGTTCTTCAATCTGATGCTGCTGGTACATTATCTTTTTCGACCGCAACATATCCTGTTACAACTACTGTAAATCAACTTCTGTACTCTTCTGCTACTAATACAATAGTTGGATTACCAACAGCAAATTCTTCCACGTTGATAACGAGTGCGGGTGGGGTTCCATCACTTAGCCAAACATTACCGACGGCAGTGCAAGCTAATATCACGACATTGGGAACTATTACGACTGGCATATGGCAAGGAACACCAGTTGGAGTAGTATATGGAGGCACAGGGCTTGCAACATTAACAACTGCTTATGGTGTAGTATGTGCAGGTACAACAGCAACAGGTGCTTTACAAAATGCCGGAGCTGGAACTGCAAATCAAGTATTTACATCCAATGGTGCGGGTGCACTTCCTTCATGGAAAGCTATTACAATTGCATTGCCTGCTGCTGTTAAAGCTGATCAAACAACTGGTACATCTACCACAGTTTATGTTAATCCAGCAGTTCAACAATTTCACGATAGTGCTGTTAAAGCATGGATTATGTTTAGAGGAACGGATGGAACAGTTTTTACGAGTTACAATGCAAATGTAGCTCGACTTGCAACCGGAGATTATAGAGTTACATTTACAACTGCGTTTGCTTCAGCAAATTATTGTTGGAGCATTAATATGGGTAATGCCGCTTCAAGTGGAAATGTTTGGGTTTCTGATGCGCCTTATGGAGAATCTGCAACTACAACGACATTTAGATTTTCTGCTCAATTATTTTCATCAGGAACATTTGATGATCCTCAATTAATATCTGCTACATTTTATGGACGTCAATAATGCCAGCAGATCATTTAATAGAACCCATCAAAACTAAACCTGGGATACAGCGTGATGGAACCCAACTAGATGCAGATCAATATATTGATGGTCAACATGTGCGTTTTTATAGAGGTCGTCCCAAAAAAATGGGAGGCAGAATATTATTAGATTCTGGTACTACTGAAATTATCAGAAATTTATATGCCGTTGAACAAATTGATAATTCAACAGATGTTTATCTTGGAAGACCAAGCACATTAAATGTAACAAATGTTTATAATAACACAGCAGCTCCCGAAATTAATAGAACACCTGCTAACTTTATAGCAGATTCTAATAATATGTGGTCCTTTGATGAATATACTGTTCAAAATGCATCAGGAGCAGTTTTATTAGGCAATGATCCTTTATCAGTTACAAATGGATCAAATGTTGTCACTGTAACAGTTGCAAGCACAAATGGACTACAAAATGAACAACAAGTCACTATTGCCGGTGCAGCTGATACACATGGTATAACAGCAGTTGAACTTAATATAACAGCTCCAATAACAATTGTTGATGGAACTCATTTTAGTTATGTAGCGGGTGGAAATGGTACAAGTACAGGTACAGGAGGAGGAAATGCTGTTACTTATAATCTTAATTTGCCTGTTACTTATGTGGTTGGAGTTGCTGCCCCCAATCTTTTAAATATCAATAATCAAACCCAAAGATTAATTTATTGGGGTGACAAAACTGCTACATCAATTTTTACAGAAATATCAACTTCTCATCAGATGACTTCCGGTGGAATTGTTACGGCTTATCCTTACTTTTTCAAATATGGAAATAATGGCGTTGTGGTTGCAACTACTGATCCTGGGGGTGACTGGTCTACTGCAAAAACATTTCCAATTGCAAGCAGTAAAATTGTAAAAGGTGCTGTAACCAGAGGTGGAACAGGCGCACCTGCAATATTATTTTGGTCGCTTAGATCATTAATACGAGCAACATTTGTAGGGGGAGACCCAGTTTTTCAATTTGATACTATTCAACAGGGTGTTCCTATACTCGCTCAAAACAGTGTAGTTACAACTGAAAATGCTTTTTTCTGGATATCAAATGACCAATTTTGGATGTATGACGGCGTTGTACGTCAACTCGATAATTATCAAAATAGATTATTTTTCTTTAAAAATTTAAATTGGACATATAGAAATATAATTTTTGGAGAATATCGTTCTGAATATCATGAGATTTGGTGGCACTTTCCATTTGGTAATGCTACTGAAAATAATCATGCAATTATATATCAGATTGAATCTAATTCTTGGTATGATACTTCCATAACGAGAAGTGCTGGCTATGTAGCTTCTAACTTTCCAAATCCTTTAACGGCTGATTCTACAGCTATATTAAATAGATTTAATTTGTTGGCCACATTAACTGTTAATTTGGCAAACAATCCTATTACAACTATTAATGCATCCGCTGTTGTAACAGTTAATTATCCTTCAAACCAAACATTACAAAATGGAAATACAGTTACAATTGCTGGATCTACTGATGTTGGTACAATTACAGCCGTACAACTTAATATACAAGCTGTAATATTCAACGTCGATCCAATTGCTCATACATTTCAATATACATCCAATGGAGTCGGTGATGGTACTGTTGGAGGTGGAAATGCTGTTACATATTCTATACAAGTTCCAAATAATTGTTACGGTTTGTGGGAAGAAGATATAGGAACAGATGAAATTATATATGGGCAGGAATTGGCAATAGATTCATTTTTTGAAACCAATTATATTTCCTGGGTAGAAAAGTTCCCAAATGATGACCGTCAAATACGTATACGTCGTATAGAGCCAGATTTTGTTCAATCTCAAAACATGACTTTAGTACTTAAAATGCGCCCATTTGCACAAAGTAATCCAATTATATCTCAAACTTATACCTTCATTCCTGGAGAAACCACAATTATTTTAGCAAAAGTGGACACCGTTAATATGGGAAGATTTGTTACATTAAAATTTGAAAGCAATGCTGCCGGTGGGGATTATCTTATGGGAAAAGTATTAATAAATTATGCTCCAGGAGATGTGCGTCCATGACAACAGTTACACTTCCAATCAATATCGATTTTATTACTTGGACTAGTAATATCAGTATTGATTTACCAAATTTAAATTTTCCTGTGGCAAGAGATGAAAGTGATTGGAAATCCTGGGCAAGATATACGATTGATCTTAATCAATTAGCGGGGGTTCCAAACCCACAATATTTTGATACTTGGCAAGAATGGGCTAATTATTTTGTTAATAATGTGCAATAATTAATTATAGGAGTGTTACAATGAATTTACCACCTGCATTGGATGATTTAAAATCAGATCAAAATCAAGAAATGAATGAAGAGCCAGTAAATATATTAGCTCACATTGCTCCTGATGAAATACCATATTTAAATGAAATGCAGGGACGAGAAATTATCGATCCAGATACAGGGTTGAGAGATTATACACTTCTTTCTTTTATTCTAACTCAACCTGAAGCAAAACAGGGATTAGAAGAAGCAAATCAAATCATTAAAACAAAACATATGGCCGAAGGTGGTCATGTATCTGAAATAGGAAGACCAATTGTTCCTGAATTGGAAGAATTACGACAAGCTGGTCGGGGTAAAGATACAGAATTAATTATTATTACACCTGAATTGGCCGATATATTTAATGAAATGCACGGTACAAAAGCCAAAATCAATCCTATAACAGGATTTCCTGAATATGGGTTTTTTAAAGAACTTTTCCGCGTTGCAGCCCCTATTGTTGGTGCTGTATTAGGTGGACCTGTGGGTGCTTTTGCAGGGTCCGTGGCGGCAAATAAAGCGACGGGTAAATCATGGGGTGATTCATTAAAGCAAGGTGTATTATCTGGCGGTTTAACCATGGCAGCCCCTATGATAGGCGGAATGTTTCAAGGGGCATTTCCTGGTATGTCCTCAGCAATGGGTCAAGGTGCGAGAGGAATATTTGGACAACAATTTGGTGGTGGTTTAGCAAACTTATTTACACCTGGAATGAATTCTGGACTCGTGGGGGGAATACTAGGTGGGGGCGGTGGAAACAATGTTGTGCCAGCTAACACAGTAAATAGAATACTTCCAGGATCTGCATATGGTGGCGGTGCTAGTCAATCTTCAGGTGGTCGAGGGGGAATTGGTGGTTTTATAGGATCATTAGGTGGAAGTAATTTGCTTCCTGTTGCTGCTCTTGGTGCATCTGCTTTGATGGGTATGAAAGGGAATAAGGAAGATGAGAGAAGAAAAAGAGAATATGAAGAAAGAATGAGACAAGATTTTGAAAGTGATCTTGTTAGATCTGGTCATAGATCTCCTTATCAAAAAGTTAAACCCCTAAGCAGAGAATATAATTTAGAAACAACCCCAGGTATGGGAGAACATAAGTTTTATAAAGATTACGATCTTAGTAAAGTTGAATATATGAGTCATGGTGGGGCAATTAGAGGATATGGAAAGGGTCAGCAAGATAATATTCCCAAGAATATTCGTGAAGATAGCTATATCATAGATGCCTCTACAGTTAGTGATTTAGGAGATGGTTCTAGCAATGCTGGAATCAAAGAATTAGATCATTTTTTTGGTAGATTAAATGGCCGTCCTACTCATAAAAAAGGTGGATACATCAAAGCTCTTGTTTCTGACGGTGAATATGAAGTTTCTCCTGAAAAAGTAACAGCATTAGGGGGAGGTTCTAATAAGAAGGGTGCAATGATGCTAAAAGGTATGGTTAAAGATATCCGAAAATCTAAGAGAATGTCGGGATACAAATTACCACCTAAAGCAAAACCACTATCGGGATACTTGAAACGAATGAATATGGCATAAGGAGTAAAAAATTATGTGGGGTTTTTTTCAAAATGCACCAGATTGGTATTTACCACAAGAAAAAGCACGTCGGGAGAATATAGAAGCCGTAACTACCACTCCTTATGATGAATATAAGGTTACTCCTGAAATTTTAGAAAAGACGGAACAAACACGCGTTGCTCCTTTTACTAAATTTCAACATATGGCAGAAGAAATTGCTCAAGATGAGGCAACAAACCCAGCGTATCCTGGACTATTTAGAGAATCTAGTGGAGCAATTAGAGATGCTTTGGGTCGTGATATTACATCTCGTATAAATCCATATATAGAACGAGCAACATCAAATCCTTTATCGGCCGCTCGCGAATATATGAATCCATATAATCAAGCTGTAATAGAAAATATAGGAAAATTAGGGTCGAGAAATCTATTAGAAAATATTTTACCTAACGTTCAAGATCAATTCGTTAGAGCTGGTCAATATGGATCATCCCGTCATCAAGACTTAACGAACAAAGCTATTAGAGATACTCAAGAAGCCATTACAAGAGAGCAAGCAAATGCCTTAAGAGGGGGTTATAGTGAAGCCCTACAAACGGCTGTTGGACAACAAGAAAGACAATTACAAGGTGGTCAACTTCTAGGCGGTTCATTGGGCAGAGATATAGAGCGGCAAATTGCAGGTGGTAGAGAATTACAAAATCTCTCTGAATCTCAACAACAAGCACGTCAAAGAGGTGCTGGATTTCTTGGACAAATTGGAGGTTTACAACAACAACAAGCACAGACTGTTAGAAATACTGCTTTTGAAGATGCAATGAGACAAAGAGATTTTCCATTTTTGCAAGCTTCCAGAAGAGCTGCATTATCAACTGGATTCCAATTACCAACTCAACAACAGCAATCCGCCTATATGCCTCAAGCTCCTTCTCCTAGCTCTTGGACACAAGGTGCAGGATTAATTTCGCAATTATCTGGATTAGCAGGAATGGCAGGTCAAAGACAAGGTTTTGCAAAAGGAGGGGAAGTATCTCGATCTAAATATCATATTAGACATTATGCAAATGGTGGGGGAGTTCCTAATAATCCAATTCAATTAGGTGTTAATGACGCATTAGATACAACTGAAATCAATTTCATAAGAGATCAGGCAGCAAAATTTGCACAACCTCAAGTTGACCCTTTCTGGTCCGCTGTTATGCATGCAGGTGCTAATTATGCACAAAATCCTCAACTTGGAGGTGGTCTTGGTAAATTATCACAAGCTATAAGTGCGGGTGCAAATGAATATCAGAATCAGTTAGCACATCAAGACCAAAGAAACTTGTCAGCATCAAAATTGAATTCAATGATAAATGAAACACGTCAATGGCAAATGAGACATAATCTTGATGTCCATAAAACAGCACATGATATTGAATATAATAAGGCTAAATTAGGAATTGATAGAGCAAAATTGGGTATGGAACAAGAAAAACATGCCGCGACCATGAACCAAAAAGATTTAATAGAAACTCCAAGAGGCATTTACCAAATTACAAAAGACGAAGCTGGTAATGCATCTTTAAGAAATCTAACACCTGAAATGGAAAAAATTGCTCTTATTAAAGCACAAGGAAAGAATAAGGATATATATGCAAAATCTAATGAAAAAGCTATTGAAGAAGCTAGAACTTCTCTAAGTTCATTAGATGCATTAAAAACGAATCTAAATGAATTAGAAAAACATGCAAAAAAATTGGACACTGGACCAATTAAAGGTAGAGTATCAAGATATGCATCTACTGTCGGAGATATTCCTATTGCCGGTAAATTATTAGCAGCTGGTGAATCAAATGAAGCAAATACATTTGATGCTTTAACAAACCAATTAGTATTAGATTTAGGAAACCAATTAAAAGGATCTAATATAGCATTAGGGAAATTGAAGATTATTGAGGCAAGCAAACCGCAGCTTGAAAAAACTCAAAAAGGTAACTTAGAAATTATAAGTCATCTTAAGGATCTAGCTGATCTATCCCAAGAAAAGGCAAACTTTATTATTAAGCATTTAGATAATGGTGGTAATGCAGTAGAAGCTCAAAAAGCTTTCAGTGAATATGCCGATGCAAAGCTTAAATTTGAAGAAGAACATCCTAAAGAAAAATATCCTAATAAACCGGACGATTTCATTAATCTTTCAGATATGGATAATATAGAAACATCATCAAATATGAGTAGAGATATATCTCAATATTCAGATGATGAGTTAGAAAGAATTGTAAGGGGTGAATAATGGTTTCAATTACACCAGAGATGGCACGAGCTGAATTAGCACGCAGAAAAGGATTATCATCAAACATTCAACATATCACTCCTGAAATGGCTCGTACGGAATTAGATAGAAGAAAACAACTTAATGTTGTTAATACACCTAAAGAATCATTAAATGATAATGAATATATCTTGAATAAGGCCGGAAGATCCCTTGCGAGAATACCTCGTAATGCAGTAGGAAGCGTATTAGATGTTGCCGATTTTATTGCAACACCTATACGTGAAGGATTAAATTTAGGAGCTAAAGCTATAGGAATAAATGCCAGAAGTGAACCCATAGCAGATAAAGTTACCAACTTAATAGATACTGCTACTGGTGGTTATACTGCACCTCAATCAAATTCCGAAAAGGTAGAAGAGGCTATTCAGCGGGGTATTATGTCAATGCCTGTTGGTGGCGGATTGGGTACAGCCATTAAATCATTAAAACATGCCCCCCAGGGCATAAAAGCATTAGGTAACTTTTTATCAAACTCCAATGTTTTGACCCCATCTAATATTGCATCTACTGCCGGAACATCTGGTGTAGTTCAACATATTTTAAATGAAAATCCTGATGATAAAATAACTGCTGTTTTAGCAGGGTTAGGGGCTGGTACAGCTTTAGGAAATTCTAATCTGCTCTCTCAAGCTGGTAGAAATATGGCAAGTAAAAATCTAGGAACAGCAATTGGAGATAAATTACAAATTAATCCTTCTAAGATAGAAACATTTAGTGAAGCAGGTATTACGCCTATGTTACCAGATGTATCTAATAGCAAATTATCTAAAATGATTACCTCTACACTAGAACATACACCTTTTTCAGGATCTACAATTCAAAATGCAAAGCAACTTCAAAGAGAGCAGGTATTAAGAGGTTTAGGTCAAGGTGACTATGGAGAGAATCTTGGTAAAGTTAGAGCTGCTGAATTAACTAAAAAAGGTGCTCAGAAATACCAAAAAGAACAGAATAAAATTCACAGACAATTATTTGATAAATTGGAAAAAGATATCGAAAAATTACCAGATGATATGATAACACCTTCATCATCACAAAAATATTTTGAGAATATATTCAAAAAGTTTAGAACAAAATCTCAGGAAGAATCATTTTTACGTTCTCCTATTGGAAAGATGTATAAAAGTCTTTATGAAGAAAGTCAAAAGAATGGTGGCAGATTACCTTATTATGATTTGAAAGATAGATTATCCCAAATTAATGATATGATTACGACACATGGTTTAATTGGAAAAGAAAGTCAAGGGAAATTGAAAGGCTTTGCCAATGCTATGGCACAGGATATTGAGAGAGATTTGTCAAAAAAATTTAATCAATTAGGTGGTGATTCATTAGAAAATTGGAATAAATCCAAATCTGTTTATAAAGATTATGCTCAAGGTGATATTCCAAAATTAAATGAAATTTATAAGAAGGATAAAAAAGGCGCAACAGATGCATTCGTTGATCTATTAACGAATCAAAAGAAAGGTGCAGAAAAAACTAAGATCGTATTACAAGGATTAGATCATAACGAACAAATTGATTTGATTAATAATGTAAATAAAGAATTTGGCAAAGCCAGTGATGGGTCATTTAGCCCTTTAAAATGGGCAAGAAATTTTAATTCATTAGAGCCTGAATCAAAAAAGATTTTATTATCTCCACTCGATGATAATTCTAAGAAAAAAATAAATGCTATTGCTGAATCTATAGATAGCATTAGATCAACACTAAATGAGGCAAATACCTCTAAAACTGCCTATTATAATAAATTGCATGATGTAATGACCGGCGGTCTAGCGGTATTGGGAGGAAATATTATATCCCCAGTCAAAATAGCTGGTGGTTTATTAGCTGGAAAATTGATATCTGATAAGGTAATCACAAATCCTAAATTTATTAATTGGATGTATAATTCTATGAAAGCTAAAAATATAGACCAATTTCAAAAAATGTTGAACCATCCCCCAAAAGTTGGAAGTTTATCAAAAGGTATACAAAGAGAAATACAAATGTTTCAACGTGATTTAACAAAATCTCAAGAAGAAAACGAAAAATGATATTATATTCATTTATATGGCCTTTTGTATGCGGAATAGCTAATAGAATTAGGGGTGGTTGGTTAACTAATTACATTAAAAAAATATATCCAGATTGGGGCACAGATGCAGGGAGAATATTTGTGTCCTGTATCATTACAATTCCCCTCATAAATCAATTTGTATGGTGGAAAATATTGCTATTTAACATAGTATTATTTTTAGGTTTCTGCCCTGGTTGGGACCCGTGGAATATTATGAAAAATCCTAAAGTCGATATTCCACATTTATCTTTGCGTGGACTAATACTAACATTTCCAGCAGGATTTTTATTAGGTTTATGGCCTTTTGCGTTTTGCGGAATTCTAATGGGAACCACTTATTATTATACATGGAAATATGCCCCCTATTATAAAGATTGCAGTGGTTATGTTTGGAGCGGATCGGATTGGGGAGAGTTGATATTTGGCGTAATATTAGGATCATTTTTAATCTATTCAATTTCATAAAATTTTATTGATTATTTTTACAAATTAAGTTATCTTATAATTGGTGGTAAATTATGGTTAAATCTAATACGGAGTGTTAATTATGAAATTATTTACTTTTCTTATAACTTTTATTACAATTTCTTCTATTTTAGTTGGCTGCAATAATCCTGGAAATCATAATGATTTTAATATTGCGATTGGAAATGGTGAAAAAGCCCAACAGGAGCCTCCCACGCGAGACGATGCCAAAAGTGATATATCTAGACCGGATGAAAAGACCAGAGCTAAAGATCGCTGGTCAAGGTTGGGTCGTGTCAATAAAGCCTAGCTATTAAATTTAGACATATCTCGGAGTGATTTATAACGCGGATGCAAATTATTGATCACTCCACAAGATTTTCTTTTTCTTCTCAATTTATTTATCAGCCACATAAGAAAACTCATGCCAAATCTCCCATCATGTTGATTTATTATATCATATAGGATATAAAAACAGAGAACATATGTAAGGAATGACAAGGAAAATTTTATAGAAGATAATGTATCTTTATATCATTCCCCATTAAAAATATGATTTTTTTGTAATAATGATAAAATAATAAGGAAGGAAAGCATTATGGAAATAGATATATGGATGGCAATGAATATTTATATGCTTTTGATAGCAATGTTAGCTATAGGATTAACATTTTATTATACAAAGGATTGTAATTAGATATATGGACATTTATAATATTATAATTTTAGTATCAGTAATTATTAATATTTTATTTAATATATCTTGTATATACTATTTATATCTATTGAATACCACACATAAAATGAATACTCATAATATATTTTCTACTAATTTCAAACAAGAACAGCAAATTAAAAGAATTTATCATGAGATAGATGATATAAAAGAAAAAATATATAATAATTCTAATGTTATCAATATTAATAGCTTAAAAAATAAGAAAAAATATCAGAAAGAAATCAAGGACCCAAGTTTATGACTAATGTAATTTCACTGGTAAAAGAGAAAAACAAGCGTAAGAGAGAAGTTAATAATACATTTAATGATTGTATTAATCATTTTAAAGCCAAAAATCTTAAGGGATATATGATAATAGCCATACATGATGATGGGGATTTAACTTATGATTCTTATTGGGATAGTAAAATAACATCATGTGCCATAATTGGTGCGTTAGAAGTAGCAAAACAAAAAACAATAATTGATGATTTTGAAGATGAGTGATATAACTAAACTAACAAAAACAGAACAAATTCAATTAATTATAGAAGATATTCATAAACACTTAAGATTCGTATATAATGTACTGGATAACAATCACCACAAAAATAGTATGGATCGTGTTGATCTCATAAAAAGTGATCTTAATAAAATAGTGATGCTTTTAAAAAAATAAAGGAATAAATTATGGATTGGACTCCGATTTTAACAACAGTGATTTCATTATTAGCTGGCGTATATATATTTTATCAATTAACAGAAAAAAAGATTGATAAACTAGATGAGCAAATAAAATTAATTGATTCAAATCATCGTGAAGATTTAAAAGTTATTAATGATAGATGGATTAAAATGGATGAAAAATGGGAAAGACTTTTTGAGAGATTTTTAATTCAAGATAAAAAATAAAGGAATAATAAATCATGGATTGGACATCAATATTTACGGTAGCTGCAACATTTATTGCTGGTATTTTTGGATTTTATCAACTTATCGATAGAAAAATTGATAAAATTAGTGCCAATCATAAAGATAATTTATTATTGATTAGGGAAGACATGAAACAAATGGATGGAAGATGGGAACGAATGTATGCTCTCTCTGATTCCAGATGGATACAAATGGATAATAAATGGGAAAAATTATTTGAAAAGTATCTTTCAGATATGAAGAGATAAAAAAAATATATTTCAAAATATCAGCATCTTTTGAACCCAAGACCAAAAAAAATAAGAAAAACAAAAGGGTATATAGAGGATGGATAAAATAAGTACTAAAAATGTCAAAGAGCCAACAAAATTAGCGGTAAAAAAATCTAAAAGAGGACCTTATAAAAAAAGATGGCGTTTTCATCTTATGGAAAATGAAGTTCACATGATATTAGAAGCCTGTGAAAAATCATATTTTCCTTTGAGAAACAAATTGCTTATCTTAATGGCATATAATCATGGTTTGAGAGCATCTGAACTCTGTGCGTTGAAATGGCATAATGTAGATATAGCTAACCGACGCATCTATATAACAAGAATGAAGAATGGGAAAAGCGGGTATCATCCTATAGAAAGTGATTTAGAGTACAATCTTTTCAAAGAACATAAAGCCATAAGAGATAAACAAGTTGTAAAAGACCCTTTTGTGTTTATGTCTGAGAGAAGACGACCAATCACCCCTTATAGTCCAAGATGTTTTAACGCTTTATGTGAACAATTGGGAAATCTAGCTGGATTAGATTTTAAATTTACACCTCATATGTTGCGTCATGGTATTGCGACTTGGTTAGTAGAAAACGATATGAATATCGTTAAAGTCAGCAGATTTATGGGACATTCTAAACTTTCATCTACGGAAAGATATTTACACATAAGTGCAAAACAATATCAGGGCTATATGAAAGGATCTATATTTGCATGACATTAGAGAATAAAAGAAAAATCATAAAACAGGAGAAAGAAATGACAACCACTGAACAAACTAAAAAACTACAAACCCAAATCAAACCAGAAACATTTGATTTAATAAAGAAAAACTCAAAGGAAAGAAAGATGTCATCAGGTGCCTATCTTGATTTTATCTTCTTAGATAAAAGAAACAAAACAGCTAAAGATGATGAGCCTACGACTATGGTGATTCAAAAATTAATATCTGATGTCCAATCGATAAAAGAATTTTTATATAACATAGAAAATAACAGTTCAAAATCATGGTGGAAAAGATTGTTTTAAAAAATACTAATGTAAGGAAATAAAATGACAAATATATGTAACGTATTGGATATACAAGAATATACGGACAGTCCCTATAAAAAACATGTCCAGATTATCACAACAGACATTCCTTATGATGATCATACTATGTTTGAATCTTTTGAATATGGGAAGATAGGTCTTATAGGTTTTTTAGGGAGCACACCTTCTAATCCCATATTTTTAAGACCAGAATCCATAACAGCAAAAGAGAAAGATGGTCAATTATATCTTGCTATTGTACGAGAAGGATTTGAAAAGATATGAATAAAGTTATCTCTAATCATCAAGATAATTTAATTGTACAAGCAATAAATCAGATTGAAGGCCTTAGAAAAACTTTAAAAGTTTTATACAAATTACATCCTGATATTACAGAACAAAATCTGAGAAATCATTGGGAATTCTGGACAACAGATGAAATCTTAGAGATCATATCAGATGAATTGTACATCATTTTAAAAAACGATTAACCTTCTTCTGCTGCCAACACAATGATATTTATGGTATTTTCACCAGGTATTTTTACTGTTGTATAATTTGAGGTGCCATTTACCAAGATTAGTGTGTCTTCATCACAATCATCTAATATAGATGCTACAAATTCTTTTTTAAGCATTAATCTTCTCCGATAAAATATTAAAATTAATCATACCATATTGAATGATGCATTTAAATTAACTTTGTGCGCGCTTTTTATAATCTGCAAAATTTATAATGTTTGTATTGATGGCAGGTGTCGATGATTTAAATTTATTGAGATATTTTTGCATACACATCATATCAAAGACATAATCACGAAATGAGGAAGAGTCCAAGCATTCTTCTGTATAATCCGCAAAAACTGTAGATTTATATTTTTGCCAGTTCGTCATGAAGGCACCAAGACCAATCGCACTTCGACATTTATTGGCATCATCTATCAATTTTTTGGTTTGCTTAAAGAGTGCTAAAAACTCTTCCTCAATCATTTTTTTTCTCATTTTTATTGGAGGATTCAATCAGAGTGTTATTATGTTATAATCCTCACTTGCGCTTATATCATACATATATTGTAAAATCAATATAAACTTTTTTCTAGTTTGGATCTCCATTATACCAACCCCATTTTCTCCCTAAAAATTTTATAATATCGTTCATTTCATGATAGTCTTTTTGCATTTCTATCCTAATTTTTTTGATATCTTTCAACTTTTTATTGATCACAAATATTCCTACAAGTAGGACCATCAAGATACATAAAAGAATATAATTACTCATGTTCATAATCCTATGCAGCTTTTACATCGACAGATTTACTATCATTTTGTGGCTCTTTTTTAAGTTGATTCAAACGCACATCATCTTTAATTTTTAGGTACTGTTCATTTGTAATTTTTGTAAGAGAATCAACACAAAATTCTTTCTGGTAGTATTTAATTAACTCCTGATCGTTTCCTAATACATTTTTTAGATCTTCAATTTGAACATCTAACAATCCGTCGTTTTTTACCTGCAAAAAGTCTTTCATTTCCAAAAACTTTTGTTTAAGAATATGGCTTGGTAAGGATGAAACCTTGGTCCAACTATGCGTATTAAAGAAGTTCTCAATGAGTTCAGACTTTGCTTTAACTTCAGCTGTTGCTCTACCCGGATAATATTTTTGCATTAATCCGTCTATTTCCTCACACCAAATCTCTCTTTGTTTTTGTTCTGTTGGCCAATCATCATATTCTAGATCAGGGTATAGATCTTGAGAATTAGATTGATTTAAAGAATCGTAATGCGTTCCTTTTAAGTTGAGATGCTTAAAGTGAGGCTCAAACCTTTCAAAGACGCTCAATATCTTGTTGATATCTGCCCCTTTGTGAGGTGTAAAATCGATTTCATCACCGTTTAGAAAGTTATATCTATCCTTTTCAACAAGTGCCCTATTAATTATCTTTCCATTTTCACGGTGTTTAATCATCTCTATAAGAAGAGAGGGTTCGTAACCAAGTTCCTTTTCTGTTGCCATTTTGGTCCCATTGGTAATTAATTCCTTCTTTCCAGTAGCGTCATTAACCTGATAATCATAAATAGAAGAGGCCCTTCCACATAAAATGACATGGACCTTTGAGGAGAGATATTTATCTGTGAATTGTGCCCATACATCTTTAATTGTTGCCCAATGTTGAAATTCAAGTTTTTGTAGGGGCGATTTTCTTTGATTTTTGCGAGATTCATTAAGTTTATCTATATAAGACTTTTGAACATCCCTCCAAACATGTGTAATGGAATCTATAATGACGACAGAGCACTCTTTTTCTGCCTCTGCCATAAATTTCATGAGATCTGCTAGGGATCTTGATTCGTAACATAAGACTTCTATACCGGCTGCCTTAAAAAGAGGCAAAACATAACTTAGAGCTGGCTCAGTATCAAAGAATGCAATTGGTTTTTTACATTCTGCAAATTTGTGTAATCCAATTGCCATACAAGATGCTGTAAAGGTTTTACCACTACCTGCATCTCCGTATATTCCAACTTTTCCAAATGCTGTCTGATTATCAGCTTTTTTTAAGAACGACATTCTATTCTCCTAAAATTCATTATTATATTGATCGCGGTCTTGCTTTAACATTTTTTTATACCACCGACTTTCTATCTCATGGCCGTAAAGAATATGATTGGGTATATCTAAATCCTTGATTTCGTCTTTATTCTTCATATTCTGATTAAAAATATCATCATATTCTTGATTATTATCAATCCAACTATTATTATGATAGTGCCTTGTTTTTATATAAAAATTATTCTCATTTATTAGCTTCTTAGCCCTATAAATACAAAACTTCTCCCACCCATCTGGGGTTAACATTTGTAAATCCCCATCTTCTGTTGTTTTTTTTCTTACAACATTGATATTTGGATCATGAGCATCAATTGCTTTTTGAAGAGCGGTCCTTGTATCTTTAGATAGTGCATCATAATAATCTTGAAGATATGTACCTGCTTTTAAAGATTCCCATCCTTTTCTTTTGGATTTTAAAACATTCGTCATATCTTATTCCCTTCAATTAAATCTAATTCTTGCACATACCAAATTTTTCTATCTTTAGGTGGTATTTTATTTAATTCAGTCTTTGCCAATTTTTGTGTTGAATAAACTTCAAACGTGTGTAGTTGACCCCATTCATATTCAACAATTCCATAAACTTTCTTTTGTTTAAATTTATTCATCTTACATTTCTCAGTTTATGGTTGCTGACTTGCAGGTTGCTATTTCTTGGCAAATCATATCAAGACAATTCTCTGCCTGTCTTTTAGTGGGGAATATACTATGAGCTTCATTGTTTGGTAGAACAATTGTAAACCCATCATCCCAATTTGTTTGCAAAATTTTATCAACATAATATCTTGATATTTCTGTAATTTGTTTATCAACTGTACGATTGTTGTTTATATTCCTTTCAACAACCCTATATACTTTTCCATATTCCTTGTCATATTCAGCCATTTTCTTATCTCCAAGTTAATAAGTCATATTTTTTAGCTTACAACTCTAGGATATACATAATTTCACATGTTCGTCAATAGTTTTATTTGTTTTATAAGTTATATTAGTTTTTAATCAATTTTATCTATATAAAATAAAACCCTAGGCCATATAGACCTAGGGATACATATAAGGAAGGTAACATAATAACACTATATAAAAAGTGGAGATAGCTCTCGATCAGCATTATTTCATAAAATTTTATCTATTTCAAGATAATTGAACTTGTAATTGTTGAATGCTTCGGGCATAGTCTGTTTCATGTGAATTTTTAGGAAAGGATAGAAATCTAAAGTTTCCACTAGAAATGAAAAAGGCACCTCCGAAGAGATGCCTCGTTCACTTGGAAAACTACTAATACCCACCACAACAACGACAAGTAATAATAGTTCTAAAACTAATTGGTTTATAACAAATCCTATGTGGTGAGTCAAGTATTTTTCCAAGAAAAATTAATAATAATTTTTTAAGGAGAAAAAACAATGTGTTACAAGACATTAAGGCAAATAAACCAAGTTCATCGCAGCCTTCTTTCACCAAAATCGAAAACAATTTTATCTATTATTTGCCAATACGGCGACTGGAATACCGGTAAGGGTTCTCGATTATCAAATTCAAAGTTAGCAGAAATGAGCGGTTATTCTATACGAACAGTTGAAAGAGCGAGACAAGAACTTAAAGGATTAAGAATGATCTTAATAATCTCTAAACACTGTATGAAAAGAAGGTGGGGAGAAGAAGTTATGATTAACTTTGCCGTTCTTCATCAATTTGTTGAACAATCAAAGATTTTGTATCAGAAGGATCGAGAAAAGAAATATCGCCATGAAGTTATCCACAAAAACTGTGGAAGAATCTGTGGAAAACAAGATGAAAAAGTAGAGAGTACCGACAAAATGACGGTAGAGAGTACCGACAAAATGACGGACTATACATACACCGATACATCTATAAATACAGTTGGACAACAACAACCTGTGGAAAAATTAGGGGATATGGAGGTAACCCAAAATTTTAACATCGAAGATTATATCAGTCCATGCGACATAAACAGACAACCTAATATGGATGTTGTAAAGGCTTTAACAATTTTGCTAAATGGAAAGGAGGACGGCCTAGTGTTTGGTAAAGCAGAAGAATTCTTATTCAACTTCTAAAAATCAAACCTTAAATTAAAATTGGCTTGGCAGAATGGAAGTGGTATACAAATCACTCTGGATGATTGAAATCTTGATTGAAAATATAGTTTTATAGTGTTAGTTAGGTTTTAATCGTTATATTTGAATTAAGAGGATTATGATAAATTGACAAATAAAAAAACCAAGAAAAGAAGGAAACAAAATATTATTTCTTCATACACAGCAGCTAGATTGCTTCATATGACCAAACAAACTTTTATAAATCACTTAGAAGATGGTATATTTCCATTTCCTGCCATGAAACTTGGAAATGAATATAAGTTCCGCCGTGAAGATATAGAAAAGTATATAGAAAAATCATTTAAGGTTATAAAAAAATAAAGGAATATAAAATGGATACATTGATAATAGTAGGTGTAATAATTGTTTCAATTTATATATTTCATTCTATCACAATTCTACATATTAAAAGACATGATGCTGAATTAAGAGACATACAAAAGGAAATTTCAAAGAGAGATGCTTTGTGGGCAGATTTATTAAAACAGATCCATGAAATCAAGTTATTTCAATCCACCAAACATTAATAGAGTTAAATATAGTGAAAGAGAAATTAACATCTTTATTCAATAACATAGGTATTATTATTGAAAATGAAGATTTGATAACATGCATAACTGCTTTATCATCCCAAGTCGTTAACCTCTATAGTTATATAATCAAACACAACAACGAACGGCCTGAAGATTATAATCATTTGTTAATAGAAGTCCTCCCTCTTATTCATAAGGATCTTAATCAAAAATATGATGAAATAATGAATTTTTTACAAGATGTTACAAAAGTGAAGAGTAAACAGGACATAGATGCCTCCTAATGTTGATAGCGAAGGCATCCGTCCAAGGTGATGAAATTATAGCCCATCTTTGGGAGACTGACTAATAGAAATATAGTAGAAAATTTAACAACATTGTTCAATAGAAAATATCATTGTTATAAGATATAATTGATATATGAAATCTATCACGTTTACAACTCCCTATCCTCCCAGCAATAATTCACTATACACAGGATCTCATCAAAAGAAATGGTCTGAAAATAAACAAAAATTTTACTATCCCCGCGTATTAACCACAGAGGCCAGACAATTCAAAAAATATGTATCTGAACTTATTGCTTATAGCTTCTCAAAAGTAAAATACGGAAAAAACTTTGTTGAAGTTCATATCATTGTTAATCCCCCCGCAGATAATAGAAAAAGAGATATACACAACGGAGAGAAGGTGCTCTTTGATGCTATTAAAGCATCTGGTATAATAGAAGATGACGACCAGATAGTACACCGAACTTCAACAATAGGTGAAAAGTTAGGCAAAGGCCAATGGATTGTCACGATGAAACCATATTATAGGGAGATGAAAGATGTTAAATAAGCTTGTAATTTTATTAGTTAGTTTTATAAATGGATGTTATTGCGCCGAAAAGGTGGGAATTATAGACGAAGACTTTTTTAAAGAGGTTGGAACAATTGTTTCAATAAGAAATGTGGTGCCTCACGATAATCATTTCATGGCTATTGTAGATGCAACAACAAGCTATGATTCAAGGACAACTTCTCTTATCCCTTTTTATATCAAAACATGGGAACATGACGATGTAAAAAAGGTGAGCAAGTGCAAAATATTGGCGACTGTCATCTGTGGTACAAAAACTTTAGAATTCACACTTCCACTAAAAGAAGAGGTGCCGTACCATTATTTAAGAGATGTTGAAGATAAAACATCTGAACTTACACTTGGATCAACGGTCACATTTTATTGTATTAAAGAATTTGAGAGAGCAGATAAAACAATCTTTAGAGAAAAAGGATTGTCTCTTTATATGTTGACTCTTAAAGAAGAAAGGGCCGCTTCACATGATGTATCTGTATGTTTTAAAGAATGGACAATTACATCACAATGGCAACGTAAAACTAGACATTCTCGAAGGATATATTCAGCAATTGATATATATCACACAACATTAAAAAGAATGTGCAATGTCACAGGATCTGACGATGAAATCATTAATAAAGAATTGGTGAGAAAAGAATTAACATTTAAAAATGTAGATGCTGAATCACCAGAATGCGGAACATGCGGAGGTAATTTACCTAACAAAGCTATAATTATCACTTGACATATATCTAAAATTTTATTGATTATAAGAGATATTGTAATCTTTTTATGTTAGTTTCATGACGCGTACAGAAATTTACTTATCTCTTGTAATCATGACCATTGTTATAATTCTCAGTTATTATTCGCACATTGCTTTTAACGCTTATATTTCGTAGGGAATATAAATGATAGAATTTATCCGATATGAAGATGTATATTCAATCCTTCATGAAAAATATAATGTTAGTCATGATGAGCTTCTTTACTGGATACAGAGAGATACAGCCTTACAATTAAATAGAAGTCCTTTTAGCACTCAAGAAGAGATATTGTTGGATATGGGAAAAACTACATCCCTATGCTGTTTCGTCAGTGATATAGAATCAAATGTTAAATACCTTCATGGATACAAACGAGCAAATGAGCATTTTAATTACCCTTATGGATTTTATGTAAAATTACTTGTTGATAATTTTATACCAAATCCTGAATTAAGATTAGTATCTATTCAATCCATTCACAATAGATTCTGGAAGCAATGGGACCGATTGGAAGATCGACGTTATTCTCCGTTCCCGAGTTTAGATAAAGCCGCTGAAAATGGTATGCTGCATTTTTATGATGAGAGAGAAAAAAGATATACGCTCTATTCATCATATATTGGAGATCATGAACGAGCACAGCCCATATTATGGTATCACACAGACATTGGTATAAAAAAACTGTCTGATCCTAATACCTTATTTCAACTTTTTGACATTATCCAAATTGAGAGAGTTTTTGAGGGAAGATCAAGAGAAGAGTGTATGAAAGAATTAAAACGTATAGATGAGGATAAAAATGACCAAGACCACAAAACCAAAACCTGAAAACACAAAAAGAGACATTAAAAAGATTGTTATTAAAAAGTCTGACGTATCTATTCACGACAAGAAAGTAGATCAATTGATCAATCTATTAAATGATCAAACAAATGGGGAACAAAATTTTACCTTTTGGAAAGATAAGAATGGAATGGGAGATATTGTAGGTACAGTTCCTATTGTAAGGACCATCAAACAAACAGTACCAGGTCATTTTAATCCTCTCGATAAAGTGTATGATGAGAAGTTTTTGAAGTTCTACGTTATTGATCTATCTGATGTCCATTCCGAATGGATACCAACTAGAAAAGATATGGATAGAAGAGACTCAATGGAGAAAAGAGGAATAAATTATATTAAACATAATAATCCAAATGTTATTTTTAATATAGTTATTAATAATTTATGATATTTTCATGTTTTAATAATCCATGGGACCCAATATGTTTAATATTAATATGTATTGCAGGAATGTTAATATTTATTATTGGATATATAATTAAATTATTAAAATGATTAATTTGTTAAAAGGGTATTATATAATATGAGTACTATCGAACAAAATATTTTAAAGAATGGAAATATTGGAAACAAAGGTAGACACCATGGTAGTAAAAATAAAGCACAATTAGAATTGCAGAGGATTGGGGAAGAAAACGCCAAACAAATTCTTCAAATGCACATAGCTGAGGCTTTATCTGGAAAGATAGAAGCACAGCAATTTATAATTAATAAATTTCTACCCAATGCCAAGGGGGGAAAGGTTATAGAAATAGATCTTCCCGAAATATCCAATGCAGAAAATATAAAATCAGCATTTGGATTAATTGTGCAAAATGTATCAGATGGTACTATATCACCTGAAGAAGGGGAAAAGATGTGCAATATGGTAGAATATCAACGCAAAGCTATTGAAACACAAGAATTAGATAAGCGGCTTAGAATAGTTGAAGATAATTTACTTAAGAAAGAAAGATAATAACCATATTACATGTACAAATTTTTGAGTTTTTTCGACACGTTTAATGAATATGTCGTTCTGATCGACAATTGACGTCATATGACATCAGTTTGGCTTTGATGTCAAATCACATCAAAGAATGTTCTCTCCCAGAAGATCATTAAATCTGTCTCTGATATGTTCAATAGCCTGTTGAGGAGTTTTAATATTTTCTTCTGGCCCATGTTTATAGAATGATCTCAAAAAATTGTTAAACTCCCAGAGTAAAGAATTTGTTGCATTAGCATGTATATATATCTTTAACTCATCCTCGTCTTCAGCATTAATAATCAATTGAAATTTTGTTGATTCAGTCATTTTAATTTTTTTCCTTATAATGATGAGCTGGGAGTTTGGTCATGGACCGCCCTGCGGGTTATTCATTTATCATAACTACATCACCACTGTGATTAGGATCATAAGCCAAATCAATTGCTTTTAACATATCATTGGAAATATACTGGATTTCTTTTATACACTCATCCTTGTTAGGATTTGTATAATAAATCAGTTCACATAGAGTAGAAGTGATAGCCCCTTTTACAACACTATAACTATTAACATGTTTAATAAGACATGCGATTTCTTGTTTAAGCTGTCTAGTTTTTTGCAAATTATCAGTCATTCAATTACTTTCGTGAACTCTTTACCATCATCATCACTAAAGACAATTTTTATCCTAGCATTTCTTGGATGATCATAATAAAGTTTACCGAATTGATTAAAATTATTTTCTATTGCCTTTAAAACATCTTCATTACATTTTTCTCTGAATACCAATTCGTAACCATTTGGATAATGAGATTCGAAATCCTCACTATGGCTCAAAATATCTTGTTTAATCCATTCAAGGTTAGAGCTTATATGAGATCCCAAAGGAGTACCATCTTCAGCCAAAGCTTGGTAAGTCTTACCTAGAGGCCCGTGATCTTTCCGTGGGAATATGTATATTTTATTTTTCATGTTCATTTTCCATAATGCTTGTCATTTTTTATAATCTTACTTAGATCATTTTCTATCCTTTTAAAATCAACTTTATATTGGTATGAAGCGCCAAAATATTTTTTTTGTGGATTGCGTCTTCTTGATAGCCATTTATTAATGATAAGATCCTCAATATAATTTTTAATTGGGGGTATTGATAAGTTTAATAGGGTTTCTTGAGAGATTTTTGGATAGCTAGCATTAAACCAATCATTTTCTTCTTCTTGACGCATGCTAAAATATTCTAACAAAATTGCCTTTTTATAATGCTTCGTTAGTATTATATATTTTCCGCGGAGTAGTATTTCTTTGTCGTAAAGATGTTGAATATTCATCTATTATTATCCATAATTCTGATTATGAGATTCTACTCATCTTTCATTCGTTCTCTTAGAAAAGGCAAATCTTTTAAAAACTTTTCTTTATCTCTTGACCATTCGTGCCAAAGTAGTCCTTTTGTTAAAGGTTTTTTAATGGGAAGATCATGATCAATGCGAAAATAATATTCCGCTATTTGTTCCCATAGCAAATCAAGTAACCTACAATATGGTCTAATATCATCAAATTTTCCTGGCATTCTTTTAATTTCAGATTGTAAGAATTTAAGAGCATGTACCATATATCTTGGAATTAAACCCCCCTCCTTCTTATCCCACATATATATTAAATCATCATCATTATCTATTCCTCTTTGCCATATACTTACAATTTTAGCATCTGAACATAATTGAAATATGGCGGTGGGCTTTTCGTGGAACTTATTATAATCTCCAGAAGGAACGACAACATTCCAATCTTTAGGCCATTTTTTTAACTCATTTATAAGTATTTCTACTGTAAGAGGCTCATAAATAGTGTTTCCCATGTCATCTGTGATTATAAATTCATTTTCTTTAGAAGATTTCTTCTCTTTACTCACTTGTTATCTCCCCAATTACTTGACATTTTTCTTTTATAAGTCTTTCAACGGCTGCTAATTGATGTTCAAGAACCGCCAATTCAAGTTTAAGTGGTTCTATTTTAGAATTTAAATAAGACGCTTCTTTATATAAGCTATTCAATATTTCATCATTCATCGTCCGTCTCCTTATGTGTAATTAAAACAAAGCGTCTCTATTTCTTTTCCTGGGTCAATGCCTTCTTCCGTATATTCAGAATCATATTCTAGAGTTCTCATTTTAATAGAAAGACAATCGCGCATATCGAAAAGATAATAAACCACTTGTCTACAGTCATTCCCCCTCCACAGGCTTATTATAAGAAGAATACTTAGTAGGGACAGACTCATCTATCTCACCAAGTTCAGAAATATGAACCATATATCCCAAAGAACCTATTTTACCATAAATGACTTCGTCATCAGGTGGGATATCGTTTACAGCAGCTTTTACTGCATAATTTAAAGCACAAATATTACCATCCAAATCTTGCCAAGATTTATTACCTGGCATATTAATTACCCAGTCTTCAACCCAAAACTTTTGACCATCAATTAGCGCGTCTTTGGATTTAAGTGTTACCGTTTTCCCTGCAAGTGGATGTATTTCTCTTATTTTATTCATCATCGCCCTCCACAGGCTCGTTTTGAGAAGCAGCATTACCATTGCTTAGAGGCACATGATCTCTAATTAAACTTATAATTTGTGCAACAAATCGAATATCATTGTGTAACTTAAATAAAGGGCCTGCAAAAATATTATGTCGATCAGAATTATATGATTGAGAAAGACTCATAATTTCACCTTCATATTCATCTAACAACCTTTTACGTCTTTCAAAAAGCATATCAATAGCTACTTCAAGAGGATGTTTATCCATATTCATTCCTCCACCTTCTCATACGTAGCATCAAAGATATTAATGAATTCAATAACTTTCATTCATCCATTACCTCTACTTCTTCGTAGCCGTAAGTATCATAATTGTTTTTATTGAGTCCATTTACCTCTAGTTTAGCTAAATAGCGGTCTTTAAAGGCACACACGATGTCGGTATAAGCGTCCCTCTCATAACGAACGACAAGATATATTTTCATTTTAAGTCTCCCTAGTTTCTTTGAATCTATACATCATTTGTTAGAGTCCTTAACAGATTCATAAGTCGCGTCAAATATATCCTTCTTGCAGGGGTAGATTTCGCCAGCTATGCCTTTGATTATCATGTCTCCCCTTATAGCCTTCATTTGTCCTTCTAGTGTAGTAATCACAAAATGAAATCCATTATAATCAATCCAGTGGTTATCTTTTGTTCTATATGACATTATCCAATCTGGCATTTCATCCACCCCAAACTGGAAAGCCTCAACAACTACGGGCTTCTTACGGTATTTCATTTGCTGTGTTCCTTCACTTCATTACTATGATAATCCAATGCCCATTTCTTATCGCATTTTGAACATTTTCTAATGTTTCTATCATTAAGATAATGATCAGGAACTACATTATTCCACCAATTATCATCATTATATCCGCTCCACCAAAGGGTTTCATGACAATAAATATTCCACGACATATCATTTCGGCTGAGATTGTAAGTAACTTTCATCTTCAACTTCCCTTATTATATTTTTTATCTCTTCTTCAGCCTGTTTCTCTTTTCTTCTAAGAAACTTGAGCCATGTGTCATACCAAAGATCAAGGGACATATTTATTGTTTTCTTTCCTCAATCATAAACCATTTATCATCATCAATATGACGAACCATTCCACATCCTTGACACTTGATTCCTACCCATGCTTTCTCTTCAGGCCATTTGCCAAAAACATCACATGTTACAAAATTCCATCTTAATTTATGAGCAATAAAATGAAAAAACCTACGAACTATATTCATTTATCATTCTCTCTGGTGCAAACATTAATACCCGCAACCTTTGACCACTCAATAATTACATGCTCAATGTTTTTTAATAATAATTCAGCTGAAGATACTGGATAATATTGTAATAATCTTCCTTCAGGAATATCATGATTTATCCAAGCAGCCTCGCCATGTATCATAATATTAGTTCCACTTGGAATTATCTTTAAAGTTAAAGCTTTATCCTTTATACAATTTTTCATTATAATTATTTTATTAACCTTCTCTATATAAAATCCACCTTATTTCAAAAGGTAGCTTTTCTTGTATAATTATCTGATTATATAAAAGTTCTATAGCTTTTGATGGTGATAAACCAACATCTTCTAAAATCTTTTCAGCAGCTTCTTTTAATTCATAGTTAATTCTGACACGAATTGTACCATTTTTGTTAGTTTTTGTCACATTTTGTCCCCTTTCTCCGGTATAATTGTCCATTTTGTGTAAAAAATCAACAAAAAAGTATTGACAATAGGTTTTGCTATTGCTATTAGTAATAAGGACAAGGTTAAATAATTTTAGAAAAGGAATGAAAAATGAAAGGTTTTGATTTATTTGAAGTTAGGCCAAAAATGGGCATACAGGATATTACTTACGGAAGGATTGAAAGTGGAATGTTGTTGGATAATTTAACTAGATTTGCAAAACAATACACTGGTAAGGATGATAATTTTGATCCTTATTTGCAAAAAGATTTATTTTCTAAAAAATATCCAATGAATAAATATTTCGTCTTAAAAAGATTTGTAGGAGAAAAATAATGGGAACTAGAGCTATTTATACATTTATAGATCCTAACTATGTGGATGATAAATTTCATATCTATTCACAATATGACAATTATCCAAAAGGAGCCGCTGAATTAATTGAAAGAGCATTATCTTATTCTTGGGAATTACCCAGGTTTGAAGCAGATGAATTTGCGGCAGCTTTTGTAGCAGCTAACAAACCAAAAAGAGGGGGAGGCATAAGATTGTGTAACAACGAAAATGATTCATACGATTTAGATTATCGATATGAAATAACAACAATCAATAAAGATTTGAAGATTACCTGTTTTACACAACAGCCTTATTCTTCAGATCCTGAAGGGATCGATTTACAATGGTTGCCTATATTTGAGGGCGATTTGGATGCATTCAAACATTGGGGAAAGGACAACTAATGGAAACCTTTATAACTACATTGATAATAAGTTCTCTTTTATATAACGGATGTGAGAAAGGAGCCTTTGTTGTATTCGTTGCTTGTTCTTTAGGTTATATGGAAAATATCCGTCACCGGTTAATTGATATGGAAATGAAAAAAATATACAAACTATAATTAACCCAGTTTTCACAAAGATTTAGTTGTGCAAAGCTATATTTTAAACCATAAATTTAGGAGTGTTGTTATGAGTTATAGATTTGAAAAAATAGCATTTATATATTTTGCGCTTTTTGGAGGTATTATTTGTTTTATTATGATATACAACCACCCTTGGCCTAATAAAATTCAATCAGATAACGATCTTATAGAGAAAAGGGCACATGAAATTTACATAGATTACAAAGCTCAAATGCTTGTTGAGGAAAGGTTATATGATGAAGAAACAAAATAAAAACAAATTGGTAGAAAATGTAAATAGGAAAAAGTCTTATGAAGAGTACATGAATGAGGCATATTATAGAGCAAAGGAAGATGAACAAAACGAAGCTAAAAAGTTAAAAGAAATGGTTTATAAGCAATCATTACAACAGCAACAACTAGAATATTGTAAGAAATATCAAGACGATCCTAAAACTATGGAAAATGTCATGATTTTGGGAAAAGTAAGAGTTAAAGATTTATGGAACATAATACAGTCAGAAAAATATGATGATAGTTTTGGTATAAAGGTAAATAACAAATTTAAAGCGATTAATACAGAATATTTAAGAGATATATTATCACCGTATAGACATACAGATATGTGGGTTGTATATAAATATTATCCTCAATCTGAAAGATTATCTTTCGACATATATAACCCCTCAATCAATACTTTTTTTATAAGAAAAATAGGTTATGAACTGTAAATGTATAAAATAGAAAAATATGTAGATAGTGATGTTACTTATTCTTTACCTAATCCATTTTATGTAGGTGAAGGATCAGAGTGTGTCATAAAAGATAATTCCGATAACATAATTAAAAAATATATTGTTGTTAGATATTATCCTGAAAATAAATCTAATAGATATACACTAGTGTGGAAATTAAAGGAACATAAAGAGAATGACAAAGAATTGTCACATAAAACTTGAGGTTAGGTCTGTATATGGACGTCCCCTTATCTATCCACTTTGCGAAAAATCCAAATATCTAGCTCAATTATGTCGGATTGGTACGTTGAAAGGCGGATTGGGGAAAACTATACCATTTGAAGCAATTTCCATAATTCAGAAGCTGGGATATGAAATTGAATGGAAGGGTATTACTGAGGAAGCTATAAAAAAGTTGAGGGTGAGCCAATGAGTGAAATAAAATTAGATCCTTATTATGATTCAAGTAAAATGGATTATGAAATTAACAGACATCATTTGATTCTAACATTAGAACAAGCAGTTTATTTGAGAGATCAAATTGAAAGATCTCTGAATGCAATACGTATACATAATTCTTTAGGCGTGGATTGTGTAAAAATGATTGTATTTTATCCAAAAGAAACATCAGATGAATAGTGATAAGGCCTAATATAGCATTGGAAGATATAAAAAAATTAATATCAATGGACTGTATATCTTAAAATTAATAATTTAATTGCTTTGAATTATTGTCACTTTTTGTCATTTATTGTATATTATTCAACTATTTATAATTTGACATTGTTAAGTTCATATAATATTCTCTCATTTTGAAAGGATATAAAGCCATGACAAATTTCTATCAAGAGAATTTTAAGCAAGTATATTTAGATAAAGAATTAGATATTAAGGTGGGATTTGGGGACACAATACAAATATCTTGTGTTCAGCAACCAGAAAGTAAAATCACCCTAATGCATGATAGTCAAGAAGGATGGAATTTGTATAGAAGAGGTTTGTTTCTCATAAATATACCTTACAGTTTGGATGTTACATCCACTGATGCTGAAAAAGAGATATCAGATGAACAAACATAAGGACCGTAAAGAATATCGCAAATTTATACAGGATGAAAAAAGAAAATTATCTTTAGAAATTTTTAATATAATATCTCATCCCTTTTTAAATATTAAGGATATAACAGATACTATCAATGTTGCAGTAGTTTCGTTTATCATGATGCGTATTCACAATAATGATGATATAAAATTACGGAAAGATTTTTTATCTCGCATGATTTTAGATCTAGAAAATTATTATCATAATCTTGAGCAAATATCTGAGATGAATATATTATCAAGTAAATCAACTTGCCTTTGATATAAGTTTAAAGCAACAATTACATACGATTTTAGCAAATTATAGGTTATTGATTGCTCAATCTTTTTAATAGAATTGGTCGTGTTGAAAAATCTATATCAACATACAACCCTACTTTATCTGATCAATTGTTAGAGGAAGCATATTTATACAAAAACTCTTTCCATTCATTTGTTAAGGGTGGTTGGCATGCTGTAGAAGGGGGAAGGCCATTTGTGGATGGTTGGCACCTTCATGCTATATGCGAACATTTAGAAGCTGTTAAAAGCGGTCAAATAAAGATGCTTCTTATCAATCAGCCTCCGCGTACTATGAAATCTACCTCCGTATCCGTCATGTTTGTTCCTTGGTGTTGGATAGACGAACCTCACCTACAATTTCTATATCTTTCTTATGGTGAGCGTCTTTCAATGAAAGATAGCGTCAAATGTCGACGGGTGATTAATTCCAACTGGTATCAAGAACGATTTGGTTATCAATACAAATTATCAAGTGACGTTAATACCAAACATAGATTTGATAATGATAAGACGGGTTACCGAATATCCTCATCAATAGGAGGTATGGCAACCGGTGAGGGTGGTGACATAATTGTTGTAGATGACCCTAACAGTGCCGGAGATAGCGAATCACAAACAAAAAGAGATTTTACCAATGATTGGTGCGATCATACCCTTTCAACGCGTCTTAACGATTTAAAAACGGGACGTTCAATTATTGTTCAACAAAGGCTTCATACTCAAGATTATTCTGGACACCTTATTTCACAAGAACTACCTGACTTAGTACACCTTTATTTGCCCATGGAATTTGAGTCATCACGTAGGTGTATAACACTACCCCTTAAAAGTACGGGGGAATTGCCTTGGTGTGATCCCCGTAAAAATGAGGGGGAATTATTGTGGCCTGAAAGATTTGGTGAAAAAGAAGTTGAAAAACTGAAGAAAAAAATGGGTAGCGAATATATTGTGGCAGGACAATTGCAACAAAGACCTGCCCCAGCTGAGGGAGGTATAATTAAACAATCATGGTTTAAGACATGGAAACAACCTTCACCACCCAGACTCGAATTTGTACTCCAATCATGGGATACGGCCTATAGCACAACAGATAAGGCCGCTAAGAGTGCTTGTCTTACTCTGGGCGTGTTCAAAGATCAATATGATGTTTCACAGATCATATTATTAAGCCTTTGGAGTGATAGATTAGAAAATCCAGATGTCAGACGTATGATGATAAGATTGGCTAAAAACTATTATGATGTTCAAACTGATAATCCAGTTCCTGAAGATTATATCTTAAGACCTGATATGATTTTAGTGGAAAATAAAGCTAATGGTGGACCACTTATACAAGATTTGAATAGGGCGGGAATTATTTTAACTAGGTTTGATCCATTACACCAAGGTGGGGGAGATAAGACAGCACGTCTTAGAAAGGTATCTCATATCATAGAAGCTGGCAAAATATGGTTACCTGCCCGTGGACCGTCATTTACATCTTTGAGACCTTATGCTTCAAAGTTTGTTAATGCTTGTATGGTATTTCCAAATGATGATGACTCAAGAGATATTGTAGACGCATTCAGCCAAGCCTTAATTAAATTAAGATTATCCGGTTGGATAGACCATCCTGATGATACATTCATTAGCGAAAACTATGATTTCAAGAAGAATGAGGCGTTGTATTGATCATTGTTGATCAGAATAACTAATTATTTAGTGTACTGTATTTATATTGTTATCTTCTAATTGTTTTTCAATCATTGTATATCCTTGCGCCACATAAAACATTTCTCGAAGCTCCTCATACTGAGAAGAGATAAAAAAATTAAGGATATTTCTAATAGAGTTTATATCTTCAGGTGAAAAGTATCTCTTTCTTTGTACAAAACTGAGCATGAAAGAATACGAATTGAATAAGTCTTGAAGCATGATTGATATAAAACAATAATCATCCCCAACCATGTCATAATCATCATTCTCTTCAAGGATATTTTCCAATTTATCTACCTGAAGCATTGCAAATGCAATTTTACCTAACATGTGTGTTGAAATTTGTTGAATGGATAAACTCACAGGATTTTTTAAATTATTTTCTGTCACCTGATACAATATCACAAGTTCCGCAAATAAATGAGCTATATGACTCCCAATTGTCTGTCCCACCTGTTTAACTTTGCTAATCAAAATAGAATACTCTTCATGATTAGACATATCAATTTTAATTTTAGGAAGGATGTGTCGGTGTTGATAAATTTCCCCACCAAATAATATTTTTTCTTCTTCTAATTGAGATTTTTTCTTAATTAATGAATCTAAATCAAATTTCATACGTAATCCTGTTGGTATATTCCTAAAATTATTGTAAAATTCTATACATATAACTATCTTATTATTGATGATTGATGATGGAAACACAACCCCAAGAAGTTCTTTTCTCCGAAACATTGTATCAAGTGCCCTCTCTTATGGAACAATATAGAGGACAAGAATCTGAAGTGGAAGAAAAACCAAACTTCCCTGATGATCATGACGAAAATCTAGCTTTCATATTAAAAGAACGCGCCCCAGGATTCCTTGCAAGGTTGGGTGCAAAAATATGTGAAGAAATAGATCAGGATCTAGAATCCCGTAAAGAATGGGAAAATAACATCAAAGATAAGTTTGAGCAAATCGGATTAAAAGTGGAATATAGATCCTTCCCTTTTGATGGTGCTAGCGGTTCTTATTCACCCCTCATGGCACAGGAAATTGTAAAATCCTATGCGATGACTGTTTCTGAGCTTTTGCCACAAGAAGGCCCAGCCAAAAACATTATTATGGGAGAGGTTACAGAAGAATTAAAACAACGAGCTGATAAAATAGAGAATTTCTTCAACTATTATCTTCTCAATGAAATAGATTACTACGCTGATTTTGAAAAAATGCAAATGTGGAACATATTTAGCGGAAGTGTGGTGAGAAAAGTCTATTATGATCCATTCCTTAAGAAGTTAAACACTAAATTTGTGACCCCTTATAATTTTATTGTTAACTACGATACATCCGATCTTAAAAGCTGTTGGAGAATGACGGAAGTTATATCAATGGATAAGAGGGAAATATCCCAATTAATGCAAACGGGTGTATTTCTTGACATTAATCTCGAAAATTCAGAAGAAGACGAAGACAATTCGGTCATTAAAAGACAAGTTGATAAAACCGAAGGCATATCAAATCCAAACTATGAAAATAGAATCAACGAAACATTCTATGAATGTCACATTTATCTGGATGATGAGGAATTATTTGAAACAGATGATGAACAGAATTCAGAGAATGAAAATGAAGAATCTTTAATTGATAGCCAATATCGTCCTTATATCGTTAAAATTCACAAAACATCACAAAAAATAGTGGCTATACATAGAAATTGGGAAAAGGATACACCCTATGAAAGAAAAGAATATTACATTGATTATGGTTATATACCTGGCTTTGGTTTTTATAAGTTGGGAGCTGCTCATCTCATTGGTGGATTGAGTTCTACATCTACAACGCTTTTGCGCCAAACACTTGATGCAAATACATTATCAAATTTTCCGGCGGGTTTACGTGTAAAAGGAATGGTATCAGAAGATAATAATATACGTTTAGGACCTACGGAATTTAAAGAAGTCGATACTGGAGGGCTTCCTATTCAACAAGCCGTTATGACAATGCCTTATAGAGATCCATCACCTTTAATTAACGAGCTTAGAAAGGATTTAGAATCTTCAGGATCGATGATAATGGGAACGGCAACGACTCAACTTGCGGATGTCGTTCCCAATGCACCTGTAGGAACTACATTTGCATTACTTGATAATCTTTTAGTTATTCAAAGCATCATAACACGAGCTTGTCGTAATTCAATGACAAGGGAATTCAGACTCATGTATCGACGTTTTTCAGAATATATGAAAGATGTAGAATTTACCTTCTATAGATCGAATGGCCAATTTACCATTACAGGCGAAGATTTTACTGATTTAGTCTCAATCGAGCCTGTTGCAGATCCACATATCACAACTAAATTACAAAGATTAATAAGAGCACAAACCATAAGAGACGCATCCTTACAAAGACCGGATCTTTATGATGCTTATGAATCAGAAAAATATTTTCTCAATGAATTAAAATTGCCAGATTCTCAGATTGATTTATTATTACCTGATAGGAAAAAAATTGATCCTCTTGATCCCATTACCGAAAATCAAAATCTAATCATTGGAAAAGGTGCGAAGGCAGCTATAGAACAGGATCACTCAGCCCACATTTTGATACATCAAATGCTTCTTTCAATGCCAAATGCAAATCCTATAACAGTAGAAGCAACAAATGCCCATATAGCAGAACATATGGCTCTAGGATATCAATTACAAATGCAGAATCTCATGGGCGGTATGATAATGCCTGAAGATCGCCATGCAATTGATATGTCACAGCAAAATCAATTTGCTCAAATGGCTGCTATGGCTGTATCTCAATATCAATCTCAACAAGCTGCAAATCAACCACCACCGCCAATCGATCCTTCTATGGTTCTTCTTGAAAAGGTTAAAGTTGAAGACAAAGCAATCGATCAAAGAGCCGATGCCGAAGATCTTAAAACACGTACTAAAGCATTTGAAGCTCAACTTGACTATGATGCTAAGATGAAAGAATTAGAACTTAAGAATAAAGAGCTTGAAGCTAAGATTGCATCTGGAAAAATTTAATTGCAGGGTGTGGGATATAACTTATTTATCATTATATCCCACACAGACTTGCATGAGTGATAGGAAGAATGCATAGGTAAACATAAAAACTATGCGCATCTTATCATGACAAGGAAAAGGTAATGAAATTTAAGATGTTTGTAATTCATTCCTATCGTCTCCGAATATAATAGTAAATTTATGAATTTGCAAAGATTTTTTATATAAAATTTTAGCCATATGGTATCATTAATTTACAAGGAATGTCCTTGTACTTTAACAAATTATTTGTTGAAGAAATATTAATGTACGAAAGGTAAGTGTTATGAACAAGCATCATCGTGAAGAGCATGAGAAAATGGGACGTCATCATGGACGTCATAGGGAAAAAAAGGCATCAGTAGGTCAACTACATAATGGGAATGTGGCTAAGAATTACCCACATGCAAAATATGTAGGAATGACAAAAAAACATACAGATAGTTATTCTTCAGATTTTCCAGAGTTACACCGAGCACTCTGTGGGGATTATCCAACAACAAATATGGAAACTGTACGGGATACAAATAAGAGTATGCGTTATGCCTTAGAAGGTAAGGCACATGGCGGTCATATTAAACATCATAAAAAGAATATGATGCATGAAAAACACAGCGGTAAGAAATTTGCTGCCGGTGGGGTTGGCAAAATCCGTCACGAAGCATATGATTAAATTATCTATAATTATATAGATACGGGGATAAGGATTGTCTGCTACATGCAGTGTGATAGGAGTATTTATACATTCTATCCTAACTTATCCTCCTTTCATTTTTTAAATAGGAGTGTTTTATGAAAAAGTTAGTTAGCAAAATATGTTTAATTATGACAGCGTTAATTATACCTGTTAAAGCGAATACAGGATTTTATATAGGTGCCGCAATTGGTGGCGCAAATTTAAATGGTAAAAACCAATTATCTCTTCTAAGAAATAACAATGTATCTTCATTTACAACCCAAATGAGCAATACGGATGTGCATGTAGAAGCATTAGCTGGATATGGTCAATTTGTTGATAGTATATGGTTGGGCATTGAATCACATGTTGGAGTATCACCATTGGAAGCACAAGCATTTCTTGACGCTTCTGGTATTAACAGTCGTCAAAAATTAAATGTTAAATCATATCATAAAGCGGGTATGGATTTTCATATAGGTTATGCATTACATCCAAAATCCAAAGCATATATTAAATTGGGTGGTGAAGTACGCAAATTTAGTCATGATTTCAATGCAACAAATCAACATGGTGATCCAGTTGCAAATCACAATAAAAGTTATTATAGCGGTGCTTTTGTGTCTGGTCTTGGAGTCGAAACGGAAGTTAGTCCGCAGATTACCATAAGATCTGAATATAAGGTTGCAATACACCCAGAAAAATCATTAGCTACAAGTATAAACACTAGCAAAACAACCTTGAAAACAAGACCCCATGTGCATCATTTTATGATTTCATTTATTCATAAAATATAAGTTGACGATATGAACTATTAAAGAGTAATTTTTAATTGGTATCGTTGAATATGTGTGAAAGAGAAGCTTATCCCTTGAGCTTCTCTTTTTTATTAGATACATTGTTTTCATCAATAAATAATCCCTTATCTTTGAATTCATGATGTACATAAAATGATCTAGAAGGAGACTTGGGAATCATCATGCTTATATATTGTCTTCCAGTATTGTTATATTTTCTATTAGAAAGTCTGTATCCTGAATCATCTAAGCTTTTTTTGAAAAAAAATTTTTCTGGGTCACTATTGTCTACATAAATATCAATGTAATCATTTGGAATAACTCCCCATTTTAAAAGGATCTCAGGGGGAAAACTAAAAATACGAAATGTTACATCCCTTCCTTTTATTGTATAGTTATTGTAAGAGACTCTGATGCTGTTTTGTTGAGGTCTCCTTCCTATTTTCTTTTCAACCTTAATAAAAGCCATATTGAATCTCCTATATCAAATTTTCATTATCAAAATGATCATCTATAATCACATTCTGAAAACTCAACTTATTAACAGAATAACCAATAGGTTCTATCTTAAAATATGGCTTACCATCCTTTGTTACCACAATTGACTCTCCGTTTTGACAGGCGAGATCAATAAATTTATTAAAGTATTTAAAATCTTTGGTTGTCAATTGTAGCATCATTCATTCTCCTACATATAAATGCTTAAAACATGGTCATAATCTAATATCTTTTTATCTCTCGTAAATAAGGTGGCATTTAAAACTCGAGCACTAGCAACAATAATTTGATCGCAAGGATCTCTGTGAAAATTACCTGGTAAATTGTTAGATTCAATGAGGATTTCAGGTGTACAATTTAATAATGTAAATCCAGATTTCCTTAATGATTCATTCGTCCAGGTATCTAAATCAAAATTATATTCAATCCGATTTTTAATTTTTAATAGTGATAATTCCCATATGCTCAGAGGTGATATATATATTTTATCGAATTCTTGTAATCTTTCTTTTGAGCTGTCATCTATTGTTGGATCATCTACCATCAACCAAAAAAATACATGTGTATCTAATAGTGCTTTAGTCATTTTTTTTCTTCATAAAGGGTTCAAAATTTTCCCAATCTCCATTGCATTCAAAATCTTCAACCGGCTCTATAATATCACCCAACTGACGAGCAGTTCCTTTCATACAACCAAATGCTCTCTCCCATTTGTTTTTTGTTTGTGAAACTAAAGAAGTTAACTTCAAAATAGGATGTCCATGTTTAGTAATTATGATTTCTTCTCCATTATCAGAGATCATTTTCATTAATTTAGCCGTATTATTTTGAAAATCTGTCGCTGTGATATGAACCATTTTTATACTCCCTTCCTATAATTATATATATATTGAGTATATATATACATAATTTATATGGGTTTGTCAATTTTATCTATTGACAAGGTAATAAAAGGGAAACAAGATGATTCATACAATTTTAAATAAATTATCTATGGAGTGTTATTATGGATAAGTATGAATCCCTTAAAACGAATTTTGAAAAATTACTAACAGATGCAATTGCAAGAGAGAATCAAAGACCTGTTGGTACATTCCAAAATAAGTATGAAATGAATGAACATATGAAAATGTTAGAAGCATTAGGGGCCTGTCATACTTCCTTCAAGCAAGAATATGAAAAGTTAGATAATCAACAACCTACGCCTCCTGAATCCATTTTAGAACCACAAGTTACAGACGCAGAAGTTGAAATCGTTTCAGCATAGGATAAAAGTATGCAATCACATTTTTTTGATTTGCCTACAAATGATATTATTCGTGAAGTATTAGGCGAAAATCACCCTGTTCCTGTTGGGTGGCAAATTCTTATTCAAAACTTTAATTATGGCGATAATTTTATAAAAGAAGATGGGGAAATTTCTCTTCTTGAAAGGCCAGATATGACAAAAGAAAGCGATAACTACAGATTAAGTGTAGGTCGCATTCTAATGATTGGGAGTGCCGCATTTAAACACGAATTTAAATTTAAAGATTGGGATGTAATACCAAAAGTTGGTGATTATGTCACATTTTATAAATATGAAGGAAGCTTTGCAAAATATAAAAATGTGGAATGCCAATGGCTGCAAGATGCACATATCATAGCAATTATCCCAGATCCAGCAACTTGTAATTATCACTCTTCAGTGGGGAATTAGTATATGTCTGATACAACAAATCAATCAAATCCATTTAGCAAACAGCCTATTATTAATATTGTAGATGATGAAGTGGCAAAAAATATATCCTGGGAAGTTTCAGATGGTTTAGACAATGCAAATGAAATTGTTCATTCAGATAAATCAAACAATGAAAAAGAAGAAACTAAAAAGGAAGAATTGCCAGTTGAGGATAAGATCGATGAGCCTCTCGATGATTCCATAGAAAATGTAGATAGTGAAGAGTATGGCGATAAAGAAGATATAGAAGATGAAGAAAAAAAGAAAAAAAAGAAAGCTCATAATGTACCCCGAGATAAGAGAATATCAGGTTTAATAAAAGAAAAGAAGTATTATCAAACACGAGCAGAACTATTAGAAAAAGAAATTGAAGAGCATAAAAAACAATCATTAGAATATAAGAAACAAAATCTTGATTCTTATGAACAAACACTGGCAGCTCATATTGATAATATTAAGCGTGCATTAACAAATGCAAAAGAAGAAGGTGATTATAAAACAGAAACAGAAGCGACAGATTTGCTCGCCCAATACAATGCTGAGAAGTTAAGAGTTGCTCAAGAAAAACAGAGATATAAAGAAGAATTAAATAGACAATCATATCCTCAACCACAGCAAAATTATTATCCTGAGCCTGAACATTATAATCCTCATCAGGAAAAGGTGTCAGAATGGATTAAAAATAATAGTTGGTATGATACAAACTCCCCACATTTTGATCATGATATGTTTGAAGAAGCTGACGATTTTGCGCATAAATTATCAAAAAAATATAAACTTATGGGAATGGCAGATGAGATTGGATCTGAAGATTTTTTGAGTCAAGTATCAGATCATATTAATGAAATATATGATGTCCCCATTCCTCAAAAAAAATCATCAAAACAAGAGAAACTCATTATGAATGCGCCTAAATCACCTGTAACGCCAGTATCTAGATCAAGCAATTCACCGAATGCACCTAGAAAACCAACAATTCAAGATCTAACTCCTGAAGAAAGAAAGATTGCTCATGGATTGTTTGGAGTTATAAGAGACGAAAGAGGCAATAAAATTAGAGATTATAAAAAATGTGAAGAATACTATCTAGCACAGAAAATGAGAGGATAAATTATGGCACGCAATAAATCACCAAATGATTTTCCTGATGATGTTATGCCAGGAGAAAAACCCCTACACCAATGGGATTATGCAGAAAAAGAAAGAGGAATGGTGGGAGATATCGTTGCTGAAAGATCAAATGCTTTTCGTCCTTCTATTCAATATACTACTATGCAACGTGGTAAATTATATTGGCCAAAAGAAAAGATGTTACCTGGGTACCAATATGCATGGGTTCGTATTCGATTAGATAATCAAGACGATGTTGATAATTTTCATGATGCATTAATGAATGATTGGGTACCAGTACCACATAGTGATCATCCAGAATATAAGTGTATTAATGCTTTTAATGATGTAATTGAAGAACGTTTTCCAGGAAGCATACGCCGCGGTGGATTGATACTTGTCAAAAAGCCTATTGATCTGTTTAAGGCTCAAGATGAATATTATCGTCAAGTTGCTGAAGAAGAGCAAAAATCATCATCAGCGTTAACAGAATATGGAAAATCTCCCAATGCAGCTCCTACGGGCATTGTTGAAAATTCAGGAAGATATGTGCAAAGAGGACGCGTACAATAATGCTACCTAAGAAAATTGCTTTTGGGAAAGATGCCAGAGAAAAAATATTAGAAGGCGTAAATATAATTGCAGATGCGGTAAAAGTAACATTAGGTCCTAAAGGTCGTAATGTTATTATTAAAAACACCCATTCTCCTATTAGAATTACCAAAGATGGTGTCTCCGTTGCAAAAGAAGTTGAAATATATGATGAGTTTCATAGCGTCGGAGCCGAGCTTATAAGACAAGTTGCTATGAAAACTTGCGATATAGCGGGTGATGGAACAACTACAGCAACTGTTCTTGCTCAATACATTATTAATGAAGGTATGAAAGCAATAGATGAAGGTCATAATCCTATTGATTTAAAAAAAGGAATTGATTTCGCAACGGATGAAATTATTAAATTCTTAAAATCAAAGTCAAAAGTAATTTCTGATCTTATTGAAACTCAGCAAATAGCTACCATATCAGCAAATGGTGATGAAGAAATAGGACATCTCATTGCAGATACATTTATTCAGGTTGGAAAAGAGGGAGTGATAACTCTTGAAGATTCCGCAAATGGAAAAACTGAATCTCGTATAGTTGAGGGTATAGAGCTTAATCGTGGATATATATCTCCCTATTTTGTGACGAACAATAACAAGATGATATGTGAATTAGATAATCCATATATACTTATTTATGACAGCAAAATTGCTGGTGTAGCTCCTATTGTTAATCTTGTTGAATCCGTCATGAGAGAACAAAGATCATTACTCATTATAGCAGATGATGTTGAATCAGAAGCTCTTGCAACGCTTGTTATCAATAAGATGAAACATGGTTTAAAAATATGTGCCATAAAATGTCCAGGATTTGGGGATTTCAGACAAGATGAATTGAGCGATATTTCTGTCGTAACAGGAGCACAAATTATCAGTGAAGACAAAGGGATAAAGTTACAAAATGTAACAAAAGAATCTCTTGGCAAAGCAAAAAAAATAATTATCTCATCCGATAAAACAACCATTATAGATGGTCAAGGAAATGAAGAAGAATATAATGATCGTTGTAAATTTTTAGAAGATCAAATTCAAGATGCAGAAAATGATGATATTAAAAAAACGTTAGAAGCACGCTATGCAAAACTAACAAATGGTATTGCTGTTATTAAAGTAGGTGGTACGACAGAATTTGAAATGAAAGAAAGAAAAGATAGGGTAGAAGATGCGGTCCATGCCACAAGAGCTGCTTTACAAGATGGAATTTTGCCTGGTGGTGGGATAGCATTATTAAAATCTACATCATTTCAAGATATTCATACGGAAAGTTCTTATGACACAGGTAGGTTGATTATAAGCAATGCATGCACTCAACCCTTTAATCAAATACTATTAAATGCTGGATGTGATTATGCCAAGATATCTCAAATATCTATGGATGACAAAATGAAAAAATTTGAATTTGGATGTGATGCTTCCAAAGATAAAATGTGCAATATGATAGAATCAGGTATCATAGATCCAACGAAAGTAGTTATTACAGCTCTTCAGGATGCCTCAAGCATAGCAGGATTGTTTTTAACCACAGAAGCCGTTTTAATTGAAGAGAATGAAATTACCCTTAATACAATT